TCCAACAAACAACTCCTGCACTTACTGCAGTTACTTTTGTAAACCGTGATGGGGTTATTTTGCCCACTGTCATCGGATAGGTGGTAACGGTATTACCGTATTCGTCAACCCCGGTTATGGTACCATCAGCTCCGGTACATTCGATAAACGAGGGATAATCGAACGCCGTAGTACCAGGTGTAACAGGTTTGGTTCCGCCGCAAACTCCCGAACGATCAGATCCCGAAGCATTGGTATCAGTAATGCCAAAGAGCTTTTTGTAAATCTCTTTAAGAATTGTATTGGTTGTTGGGGCTTTGGTAAAATCGAGTAGTGGCATAGTTGTAAATTTTTAAGCAATGTTACTGTATGTTTTATTTTTTTTAAAGGACAAAAAAAGGCCGCGATCTCTATAACAAAAACAACTAAAAGAGCTGTTGAGACAAGGCTTACAACTAAAAGAGCTGTAGCCCTAAGGATCGCGACCAAATCTTAATATTTTCTTGTTGCAACTGTAAATTTGTAGTATTGCGTGAAACTGTAAACATTACCGTATTGGTTTGGCGCTCTTACATGCATGTGTATAATATCACTTAAAGGGCCGATCATCTTCGGGTCTTTACCTTCAGTATCCGGATTGTCTATAACTATGGCAAACCTGAACGGAATATTCAGAGATCCTCTTCTACCGGATGTTACAATTGCGTTAAAATCGCTCCATGTTGAATTTTCGTCTATTTTATGCCTTACCCCATCATCGGTATAGCCGAAATAATATTCGAAAGGATCAATTTCTATTTTTAGTTTCTGTTCAGAAACTAATGGGCAGGTAAATTCGGTGTGCCTGCCAGTATCTGCAATTTCATCAACCGGGCTTTGCGTACTACCTGACCAAAAGTTACTGCCTTCAAACTTTACTCCGTTTAAATGCGGTTCGTGGGTCCATTTTTTGTGTTGTTTAATTGCATAAGTTCTTTCTCTTTCGATCACATATACATTATCAATATGTAGCGTTGTGTTATCGAACGACGATATAATGCTAAATTGACTAGCATCCTGACTTTCGTGAAATTGTACCTCAAGAACAAAATTTCCTACACCATAATCCATAGATTCATATGTGCCAAATTTAAAGTGCCAACCTCCTAATGTGTAACTAGTGCAGTTTACTATGATCCTAAAAATTTTGCCTTTTAAAAAAGCACCTGTAGGAATAAAAGATATGCTTTCTCCTGCATCTGCATTTGTAAATTCAACTCTGTCATTTGCAAACGCAACATTATCTCCATTCGCCTGCCAATCAAGAACCGGAGCCGCAAATAGGGCGTTAATAACGTAATTAGTCCAGGATTCCGAAAGCATTAGTCTCCTGGTGTAACTCTTACGCCTGAAAACCCATATTTCGGGATTGTATTTCAGAAATTCAGTATTGAAAGCTTGCCACGATGCTTTCAGCGTTCCCAACATGGGGTATGGATCACCTGTTTCCCTGTATCCTCCTACATCCATTCTCAACTGTGGTATAATTATTTCGCTACCAACAACAACCGGAGGCGTTACCGATGCCCCAAACTGCAGCTTCATATCATCAAGCGCAATCGTTCCGCCATTGGCAAACCAATATGTGTAGGAAAACCGCATTTCAATTTCATCAATCGTTAATCCGGTTGCTCCAAAATTAGCTGCAGGAATTACAATTGTATTCCATGCCGGCATCGTGGAATTATTACCAAAGTTATTGCCCACCAGCAACACGCTGTTACCAACCTGAGCGCCGTTAAGTTTTAACACAATTTCAATGGCTGAACTATCGAGCCATGCAGTTGAGCTTTTGAGCCTGAAACCCAATTTTGCATCCTCGCCCAGGACTGTATCCGGTCCGGCGAAATAAAGCTCAAGCTTTTTAATGCCATCATCACCGGTTTTGGTGATCAGGATGCATTTTGAATTTACAACAGGATCCACTGTGCTTTCGAAATCGCAGCTGGTTGTTTCGGGTCCTGATATTAAACTGCTGGTAGTCCACTCAATGTTTTCGTCATATACCTGCACGGTGGTAATTTCGGGCGCTGTGGCACCAGCTTTCACCAGGATAGTGGTAAGCTCTAATTGTGTGTAAGGATCAGGGATAGGAGCTGCAGGATTTTCGGCAGCCACACCTTTAAGGATAACTACCTCCTGCGATGTATTAACGCATATCATATCAATGCGGTCGTTGTCGGGATCCGAAGCATCCAGTTCAACTTCAATGGCAATGGTGGTATAAAGCTGACCCCATATTTTGTATTGGGTATCAGTAACCAAAAACGAAAGTAATTCGAGCCAAAGCACACTACCTTCAATAAGTCTGGTTGAGTTATCGACTCCACCGCCTGGCGTTGGTATTGGTGCAAGTTCCCAATTGCCATCAGGTCCGGTAACAGGGTAACATCCGGGAGTTGTAGCAGCATGATCAGCAGCGCTAATCATGGAGTGCAGGCGATCGTGGTTTGCTGCGGTTGATTGCCCAAGCAATACAACTGTTTTCACGCCATCAATTACACGCAGGCCGTAAAGCTTAGCATCTACCCGGTTGTATCCGATCTGCGCATCTGCTATCTCCAACTGGTTAACAGTTGGTATTCTCCCTGCAGTATTGCTTAACCATATTTCTCTCATGCCTGCTCGGTTTTTTCGGTATAAGTATATTCATACTCCAGATCAGCATGAAACTGGTATTCGCCATCGTGAATAACCGGTATGTTGATATCGTGGAAAACTATTGGATGCAATACGCCGCTGATCATTTCGTAAGCCTCGGTACTTTCCAGCAGATCGGTAAGCCATGGCATAGCCTGCGATGGCAGCCAACCCGTATTTACTTTTACCACATCTTCGCGTGTGGTTTTCCATGCAATTTTATCGGGCAGCGTATCTCCGTCTGTTTCGGCAATAGCTGGCTTTATGCCGCTATCCTGTTGACCAAGTCCGCGACAGGTAAGTATTTCGAGCAGTCCGTATGGATTACGGATATATAAAATGCGTGTAGCAGGATAATAATTTTCATCAATCAGGTAATGATACTCCGGGCTTACTGTGCTGTTTACTTTGGCATATACACTGTAATGCTCCAGGGTTTTATCCGGGTAGTTTTCGCTCATGTAGGTAGCAATATCCAACTGCACAGGGCCCACAGGGAAATAAACAATACCGTGTGCCGGTACATTGGCTATGCTGTAGTAAGCGCCGCGATCGACTGATGTTCCATCCGTAAAATACAGCTTATTATACAGCTTTACCATAGATGGATCAGCGTGAAAAAGCTGCATGAAATTTAGTATCTCCGCCTGAGCTGGAAGTATTGTTTTTATAACCTGGTACGGCCACCAGCTTAAAGCGCTGTGGGATGCTGTAAGGTAGGCCTTAAGTGATGCATACAAAGCATAAAACGATTTACGGCGGCTGGCAGGTATGTAGGCATCAATTAAATAGTAAGTGCTGGTTTCAACATCATAATTGTTTACAGGCGGATCGCCAACCCACTCGATAAAAGTAAATGTTACCGGTAGGGGTATGGTTGAGTAAAGCTCGGCTGCATTGCCTGTTTTACCAATCTCTGAAATTGATCCCTGCAGGTAATCGCTGAGCTCAAATACGGCCTTTTTATCAGTATCGGCCTGCATCATATCGCCATCGCCTGCAGTAATACCGGCAGCAATCCGAAGTGGCAAATCAGTGGCCGATCCTTGCAATGTAAATACAACAGGCATTTTGCTCATGATGAGCAGCGGCGGGGAAGTAAGTATTGATATAGCCATGATGCAAAAGTGTTTTTTTGTAGTGTGCTTTTAAAGGACAAATTACATTTCGGTAGCTGATTGTATGTTTGATTTTTGTGCCTGTTTTTTCTCGAGGTCAAAGAGTGAAAGCTTTGTGTTTAACCCTTCGGTAACCGCCATTTTTAGGAGTGAATTGAATTCGAGCAAAGCAGGTATATCAATACCACTCGTTATTTGATTGTTGGCAGGAGCCGGCATAATAGTTTGCGAAGTACTATCGGATACATATCCGCCGTTTTTATGGCCATTAAAAGTTGTTGAAGCAACAACAGCCGGAAGATTAATCTGGCTTATGGTTCCATTCTTCTGGGCGTAATCAATAATATCGAATATTTTCTTAACTGATGGATTACGAACAGCAGGTGCTGATCCTATAAACTCATTGGCGTGAACTATACCGGCAGGAGTTTGATCGTTAATATCTTTATCTGTGTATCCACCTGCAGAATATTCGGGCGGCTTAGCTGATTTTATAACGGCAATTTCAATAAGCGTATTAGCAGCTAAGGCAGCAGCCGCAACCCATGCAGGAGGCGTGAACCCCATTACAGCAAATGTTTTGGTAATACCTAAAGCTCCGTTAATCAGTGCCTGAACAGCTGATGCATTTTGATCTTTTTTAAATGCTGCTGTACGTAAAGCAGCTTCTTTTTTTGCATAACGCTCATTAATAGCATTCTTCTGAGCTTCGGTTAAATTCTTGTTGCTAAGTTCTCGTTCACGTTCCTTATCAAGCAAACTCATTTTATTATCAAACTCAGCTTGCTGACGGTTTTTAACTACATCGAATATAGCATTGTTGAGAGAGGTAGCGGTATTAAAGGAGGCATCTTTTATCTGGGCGTTTAGATCATCTTTAAGTTGCTTTTCTTTTGCTATATCGTTTTCTGAAGGACCGTAAAAATCAGGTTGATCCCGCTCCTTTAATGGGTTTTTGATTTCAGTTAATGATTTTACTATTCCTGCACCTTTTGCGGCTGTGCCAGGTTTTTTATTTTCAGGACCAACGAATAAAAGCAAATCCATATCCTTGCCTTCCATTAATCCTTTCTTTAAAAGAGTGTATGTTTCCAATAACGCTTCAGCTGCTTTCTTTTCAAGCATGAATTTTTCAGCTAAAGGAGTGTTTCCTGCCGCAATAGCATTGTTAATATCTCTATCTAACGAATTTATTTCCTCCGATAAAACTTTAAATGCATCAGTAAGGACATTTGATAAATCTAAAGTTCCTGATTTTCGCCTTTCTATTTCCGCCAATGCTTGTTCATCACCTTTTGCCGTTAATTTATTCAACTCTTCAATTGTTAATTTCTGATAATCAATAAGTGTATTTGTTTTTTCGATACCGCTATTTTTAGTATTTGTGGAAATACCTAATGCTTTCATATAGCCATCAGCTTCGACTAACAAAGTATTGACCTCATTTTGAAATTTAGTTTCTTCCTTTAGCGATCTGTTATACTGTCCTCTCCAAAAAACCAACTTTTCCATTGATCTCCCTGGCTCTTCGATTGCACCTGTACTTTTAGCAATGTTCACATATTTTATCATTGCCTGAGTTTTAGCTTCGAGGCTTAATTTTTCGTCTGTATTAATTTGTAAAAGTTTTGCACCCCATGTAACATTCTGCGCTGCAACATCCTCAGCTAATAGGCGTAGATTTTCTCGAATCTTTTGTTCGGCTTGCATTTTTGTCATTACCGAACCTGCAACTTTCGTATTTACTTCGTCAATTTTCTCCTGATTTTTTTGAATAATTATTCGATTGATAGCTTCTTTATTATAACTGGCAAGATTTAAACGGAGCGTATCGTATGCCACCGACTCAGCATTTATACCCTGAACTATTGATGGAGCCATAACCCGAAGCTCATCAATTATTTTTTTACGATCGCTGAGCGCCGTATTGGCCTCACCTAGTTTCATTGCAAGGGCATTTACTTTGATGCGATCTTCTTCCATAGTTTTTGATACGGGGATTTCAACCATTTTAGCCATCCATGCAACCATTTTTTCCATACCACCCATCACACTACTGTTGACAAATGCCGAAAGCAAGGCCCTGCCTACCTTAGCTGCATTACCTGCCAGGTTGTCATTTTTAAGGTTAAATTCTTTTAAAAGTGAATTACCCTTATCAAACTCGGTATTGCTCAAATCTTGGGTATCAGTGAGCATTTTAACATTATTACTTAATGCACCAATTACCGAAATGGCTCTAGATCCATCTACACCAAGATCTCCAAACTTTACAGCAAGCTCGCTTAATCCACCTTTGTTTTTATTCAATCCTTCGAGAAGTTGAATTAAAGCTTTGTTAGCGTCAGTTTGTAATAAAAGATTAAAATCTTGTACGCTTTGACCGGCAATTTTTGCATATGTAGCAGGATCGGCAAACATTTTTGTTAATAACTGAGTAATAGCCGTAGCTGATGTCTCAGTTTGTTGCCCCAATTGGTCAAGCGTAGCGGCTAACCCCATAACCTGCTCAATGGAAATACCAGCCTGCGGAGCAATGCCACCAAGTCGCTTTGTAAAATCAACAATATAAGCTTCGTTGGCTGTACCTGAAGCACCAAGCGAGTTAATAGCCGATCCGGTTTTTATCAAGGCCTCTTCGATTCCGAATTCATCCTTAATTTTAAATATATCAACCAGTTTCCCGAGCGAAGTAACAGCCTCTTCAACATTACCGCCTAAATCTTTACTGAGAGCCACGCCAATTTTATCGGCAGCCTTAACAAACCCTAAAACTTCGGCTTGTCCGCTGTAACCTAATTTCCCTGCAGCATAGGCTAAATCGAGAAGTTCTTTCCGGGAGGTACGAGTATCAATTTTACGTAGCTCATTATTCAACTCTTTTACCTCGCTGATTGAAAGCCCTGTTGTTTTAGCTACATCAGTCAGGCTATCGCTTAGTTCAATATTACCTTTGAGTGTACGCTGCAACGATAGCATTACGCCTGTTAAAGCTGCTACAGCTGTAGTTGCAACGGCAAAATACTTGTTAAAATTCAAAGCAAGTTTTTCCATGCCTGAACTATGCTCTTTAGCTCTTCCGTACGCCCCGTCTATTGCAGACCTTAATTTCTTTACATCATCAGCTTTTTTAGCAAATCCAGGATCATTTTGCTTCATTAATTTGAATTCGCTATTTGCTCTTCTTAATGCAGTTTCAAGTTCACGGATTGATGTTGATGATAAATTTTTCATCACATCACTTACTTCACGGCTTTGCTTTTCGAGCTTGCCTGCCTCGCTTGTAAGTTTTTTATACTGCGTATTAAGTTGGTTGTATCCCTTAATATCGCCTTCCTCAAAGGCTCTATCACGTAAAGTTTTTACCTGTTTAAGTTCCGATTGAACTTCTTTCAAAGCTGATTTAGCCTGTTCGGTATTCAGTATTACATCTACTTTAGCCTGTTTACTCATAATGCTATTTCATTATAGCCGAAATCGGCGTTATCACTAAAATTTCTAACTACTAAACTTTCGGTTTTGTAGGCATATTTCTCTTCCATAAGGTGGCGGAGCACTTCCAGTTGTTTGTAAAAAGTATCGGTAAAAAATGGTTTCGGTCGCCTGGTGGTCATTCCTCCGGCTATCATGCCATCGCGATCAGCGAGGGTAACATAACGGCCAACGCCGTAATCAACCATTTTGCCATACCATTCAAAAGCAAAAACAATACGTCCCGGATCGCCGTTTGCGGCTGTGTAAATTGTATTTGTAAAACTGTTGATCAATAAGCCGGTATTGCCAATTTTGAGTGCTTCAACTTTTTTAATCCACTCTTTTATGACAATATCAGCCCATGCTTCGACCGTTAGCGATATGTTGGTATTTACAGCCATTAAAATTCATGCTCCATCAGGAATGAGAAAGAATATCCGTACATCTGCTGGCCGATGGGTCCTATTTCGGAATAATCAACCTTTGAATCGTCGAAACCATATGCCGGATCGCCAAAGTCGCCTGCATCCTGTTTCATGCGTTTGAATAAGTCAATGCCTTTGAGCATAGCGGCACGTTTGGCGGCCATGTTGGCGGCAGGATCATCGAACTTGCCCTTTTCGAATATATAAATGGTATGATAAGCTGTATCGAGCTGACGGTCTTTGAAATTAAGATGCCCGTCGCCGGAGTCGCGTACTATAAGGCAATTCTGCGGTGTATTATCAAAGCTCTTCAGCAGATCCTCAACAATACTTATTCCCGAAGCTTTCATTATTTTAAGCAGCCCTACGCCGGCATATATGGTGGAGAAATATTCGAAATCGTTGAACATGATCAGAAAGTTTTAGATTTTTCGATTCTACGGTTTAATTCATAAAAAACCTCGTGGCATGGTGTGCGCTTTATTTGTGGGTTATTGGAAACATTCCCCTCGTTAAGCGACGACAGCAAGGTCATAACATATTCGTTGGCTGATGTGCCCGATTCGCCGCTATCGTTGCTGTCGAACAAAAAGAAATATTTGCCTTTGAGCCATAATTTGCATGATGTGTACCAAAGGAAAATAAGGTATCGGGTATGCTCGGGCATTTTTTTAAACCGGGCAGCACGTTCGGCCAGATCAGTTTTTTCGTCCCATACCTCACCAGGTAAACAATACAGTACGGCCATCATATTATCGAGAAATTCAATGCGGCGGGTTTTGGCATAACCGATATACATTTGGTCGACTACAATCCACTCTTCGAGTGTAAGTCCATAAAGTTTAAAGTTGCACCCTTTGTAACGTCCTATTTTAGCAGGATTTTTGAAAAGTGTAATTTCATTTATCAGGAAATCGAGGTGATGAATAAGGGTTGTAGCCATAGCTACATCGAGACAAAACTTTCCGATACCCGGTTTTTTGAACCAGTAACACAACTCGCCTTCAGGTGCATCGTCGGTTTCAACTATTTCAGGATCTTTACTCAGGATGGTAATGCCCGAAAATTCGAGAAAGCAACGGGATATTACTTCGAGCTGCGGCAGTTCCATATATATCAGCTTGCTGACAAACAGCAGTTGCTTTTCGCTGAGTTCGCCCCACGAATTTGGCAATTTAATATCCAGTACTTTGTTTTTCATATCCCAAAGGATCCAATAGTATGATCGGTTGAAAATGTTGATGTTTCGGCCAAATAGCTGGTATAGATGCTGCTTGCTTTAAAGCCTGCATAATCGTCTATGTTATCGATCATCGTTTGCCTGGCACGGAATACGCAACTGTAAGCGGTTTCCTTATCACCGGTTACAAAAGCGGCCAAACTGAAACGCAGATCCTCGATAATTTTCTCATTTGCTGCTGAAAGCTCATTATCCTGAAGCTGTGTAATAATTTCGGCGCTTTGTGCTGCACTTATTATCGGCTCAATGCGGTTTCGGATTGCCCTGGTTATTTTGGGCATATCTTTAAGCCATTCGAGGCGCGAAGCATCGTAACGGGCATACCTGCGGAACTGGGTGAGGGTAAAGATGTAACTATCGTGATTGATGGTATAAGCTTTGGCACCTTTCCAATCATCATAAAAGGTTGAGTTTCCCTCGAGGTATTCGAGTAATAGTTCGATGGTATCGCTAAGCCGGGTATCGAGTCCGCGAATAAGTTTTTCAACCCTGTCCTTTGATGCCGGAACCACATTATTGCCCGCATCGCTGGCTACAACAAAACCGGTTTCAGTTTCCCTGAGATCGAGAAACGGAACTGCTTCCATGTACCCTTTGAGCGAAACAATATTTTCGCAATAAGCCAAAAGCTTAGCATCGGGCGTAAATGCGGCAACAGGAGGATTAGCTGAAGGGTTTGCCGTAACAGGCGTAAGCTTATCGAAAAGTGTTTGTCCAATAAGCTCGTTGATCAGGTATTGTTCAGCCGTTTTGAGGTAAGTGCTGTAACGGTTAAAATTATCGCCCGATATGGTTGGAATATAGCTTTTCAGCGTAGTGATATCACTTACTAGCATCGTCGGAAGTATTAAGTTGTTTTCCTGATTTGTTTACATCAAGCGTAGTGAATTCGTAATCCGGAACGGTAAATACCAGATCCTTTGGCCAGTTATTAAACCGTTTAACAAAATACAATGGTTTTAAAAGCCTGTCGCGCAAAGGCGACATCATGGCGGCTTTAACCATATATTTTTCGCGCACATCGGATCCGCTCAGGCTTCCGGTATTCTTCCCGGGAGGAGTGGCAACCAGTTGCGTGAAAACCCCCATGGCATAACTCATAAGGTTTGATACTTCCGAGCTGTCCTCGAGAAATTCACCGCCTTTCATGCTCGATGGTATGGCTTCGACGGTTACATACTTTTCCTCAACTACACTGTTGCCTGATGGAGTCATTTTTTTGAGAGCCATAATACCTTTCCCGGCATTTTTATCGCTACCAAGAAAATCGCGGAAACGTGTTTTCTCCAACTCCTTTCGGGCAATTACCTTTTCGGGATTGCTGGTATCAATTTTTTCGTCCTTAAAAATCTGCTCCCAGTATTTATCCGATATATAAATAATGTAACGGATGGCAATGCCTTGTTTCATAAGCAGTTTCTTAAACTCCCAAAGCATCTGGCTATAATCGTACGATCCTGATTTGAAAATGCTCCAATACGGTGGCTCCTGATAATATATTTTACCTGGTGTAGGGAAGTTGACAGGGATGATAAACCTGGCTTCCCCGATTTTAACACTTCTTTTTTCTATCCGGGTAGTTAAATCGGCAAATGGATTATACCGATCTAGTACATTGGATACAACAGTATTCTGTTCATTTGCACCATCGCCCCATTTAGGCGAATATCCGTGTTTTATAATATTACCTGTAACCTTATCGGCAATTGCCCAGCGGCTGAAAGCAGCTTCTTTATGGCGTAAGGAATAAACGCTTTTGAAATCCTTCGTTAAAACGATTTCGGGGAATACATTATAAAATGCATTCATATCAGTACATTGCTCAAGGAAATATCCTGCGATATCGTTATCCTCCATAAAGTTAAGCACCCGCTCGTCGGTACACGGTTGCAGATATGTTTCTTTGCCATCGACCACGCGAATCATTGGTTTTACACCCTGTCCGTAGGCAAGTTTAATGTTATGATCGAGGTTAGCACCTACCACTTCGCTTTTGCCAATTTTTGACATTACATCCATGGGGAGCATATTATCTTCGCCCCATGGAACATAAATGTTTTTACCAACGGTTACTGTGCTTGTTGGTACGGTAAATTTATCGGAAGAATCTGGCGCAAATATGGCCTGATATTCGGGCAGCACAGTAATTCCGCCAATGTCCATAATATCGCTCATAATGCTACCTCCGTATCGTTAAATGCAATAATGGTGCAGCGGCGCACAGTGCGAACCTCGCCCGAAGGAATGAATTTAATGTTCATGGTACGTCCTTTTGAATGCCAGTTGGTGCATATGCATCGTTTGGCGTGAATTATTTCGCCCGATTCGGCCACGAATTTGAGCGAGAACTCGCCTTTTTCGACCATACGGTGCAGTGTGTTGATGAGGATCAAAGCCATTGATGAAATATTTACACAATGTTACATCAGCATTTAGCTTTGATAAAGGACAAATGAAAAAGCCACACCTGGTTGGTGTGGCTTTTGCGATAATGAAAATTGCGGCCTATAAGTATAATAGTTTACAGCATCCTTATCAGAGCATTCAGGTTATAATTACTATTGACAAACCCAATCTGGTTAAGTACTGCATTTCGCGCTTGGAGCCGCATACTTGAACTATTATTTACAAAGCTAAAGTCCTGAAGGTTCAGATTAATGCTGGTACATTGTCGCAAGCATAATCGGTCAGATTGAAATTTTAAAGTAGTGTTACCATTTTCCACGAAAGTACTATACAAATAAGGTGGCAGCGGCAAGTTACTCGGTACATGGTTTTCGATCGTGGCCGTTCGTACCTGGTAAGCGTACGAAACAGTTTGATAGGTAAAAGTAACATTTTGCTCAGCCATCGTGTAAATGGTTGCTACCTGATCCAGCTGCTGCTGGCCTAAACTCACAGTGAGCTGATCGGGTGGTGGAGAAGCGGATACGCTTACTACCGACGCGCTGAAAAAGAAGCCCGTCAAAAAAAGCAGTACTAAAAAGAATGTTTTCATTGTTGTGAAAATTGGTTAATTAATAATGAGATTGCTAAATTAGTATGGGAGAGTTACCGCGTAAAGGACAAAAAAACGAATCGTGTAAATAACCGGCTTCAATCAAAATTTACCTTCTTTACGTAAATCAACCAACCGATCGATAAACGTGCTGAAGTTAATTATTGCGCAATTCATGTTATCGATACCCGGTTGAGGCGAATCGGTACTTTTGGCAATGCTGGTAATAATACCCGACTGTACGCCGAACAATGTTTCCTTAAATTCGCTGTATCCATTAGCATTGGGTAACATATAGGTTTTAACCAACTCTACAAATTCGGGAGTAATCTTACACCCGTCAATTTCAACTACTACATCCTTATTCATACTCCGCTCTCCTTTCCTTCGTACATCGATGTAAAGTAGGCTGCTACGTTGGTTTCGCTTATTTGTTCGTGTGCAACCATTTCAGCAAATGCAATCATTTGGTTTTTCGAATAGCGGCGGCCAGTGCGCTGCTTTGGTTTTTTAATTGGTTTAAGAGGCATTAGCGGCCTCCTTTCCTTCACCAAATGGCAGTTGTAGCTGGTTCTTTTCTTCAACAAAGCGTTCGTAAGTAAGTTGGCGTACCCGGTTAAGGTTAGTTTCGGCTTCGTTCATGCGTGTACGTGCCTGGCTGAAACCTTCGCGGGCTTCCTGGTAGCGTTCCAGTTCCATATCAACCAACCGGGCACGATGCTCCACAAACTCAACATACAGGAAAAGCGAATTGTACAGCGCATTGTAACAATGCAACTGATACTTTAATACCGACTCGCGGCTTTCTTCCTTCACATTCCGGGAGTCGATCCGGAATAGCCAGCCAAAAACAAATTTGAAGGGAATAGTAGTCATTTCGTACTGCTTTCCGTCAGCTCCAGTTGTAACGCTGAGCATGATAACTGAACTAAGAATCGGATCGTTTTTCAGGCGTTCAATTTGGGATTGGTAAGCAACTCCCAAAGCCTCACAGATTGGTTTTACGGCGACACGTTTTTCGTCGCCTTCGATAATAAAGATTTCGACATCGTTAACCTTTGCAACGGTAGTTACTTTATTTTCCATTGTTCGGTTCCTCCTTAATCAATTTCGTTTTCCGGAATGGAATAAAGCAGCGTAGTATCGAGATCATTGTGTCGCACCGAAAACTCGAATAAGCTTATGCGTACAAAATGATACTCGCAAGGATTAAACCCGCCGCAACGGAAGTAAGTACCCCAGGGCAGGCTGCTACCCTTGAAGCTGCTAACGTAGAATAATGGGTTTCGGATGGCGTTCAGCAGTCGGCTGAAGAATGTGAATCGGGTAGTTTTAAGTGTTACCTGCACGGTTGCTGATTTCTGCAACATAGTATTTCCTCCATGAGAAAACCCCCGTAACACGTAAGCGTAAGCCCGCCAAGGCTTACCGCCCATTGCTGGGCAGACATGTTACGAGGGTTTCCTCTATATGGATTTTTTTTGTTGACTGTGATCATGTTGGCGGTTTTGCTTATCCTATTCAGTTAGTCTGGCTGAATGATGGTGCAAATATATGCTAACATTTAGCTAATACAACAAAGGGCACGAAATTTTATTTATCAAAGGTAATGTGATGGGGATGGATGATGCATGATTAAAATTTACTATATCATAAAAATATTATACCTTGTTATATTATGTTATATATTTACATAAAAATATAAGTTATGAAAGAGTTAGCAGTTTTTAAAATTGAGCCTGAGTTGCTCTTAAAACTCAAAGCCATTGCCCGGAGCCAGAACCGCAGCTTCAGCAACCTGATGGAAACAATTACTATTGATTTTTTAGGCAGGCAGGAAGGAGGTAATGAGGAAGAAAAATAAAAGATCGGTCGGTGAAAACGCTATTTTACCATCGAATATGGCAATTTTAATACCTAAATTAACCCATTTAATTAACATAGTTCGGTTATAACCGACCGGACATTAATAAAAACGCCATGAATCAGAATACGAGACTTGAAATAGTAGAATTTAACCAGGATAAATTAGTTTGTCCGGTTATAAATGGAGAACCTTATACATTGATTAATCCAATAATTGAAAGTATTGGATTACTTGATCGATCAGCCAGACGAAATATTACTAATAACCCAAGGCTAAATAGGTTCATAATGTACATAAAGTTCCAAAGTGCGGGCCTGACTGAGGCCCGCACTTTGGAGAATTTACCCGCCAAAAGTGATTTAATCATCACTTTTGGTGCTGAGTCAGCACAGGAATTAGAGGCAATTAAAGGTTATAAGTACATGGCTTTGCCTGTTCGTAAATTAGCTGCATGGCTTTATTCTATCGATATTGCTAAAGTAAAAGAAGAAATCAGACCGCTGCTTGAAAGATTTCAGGATGAATGTGATGATGTTTTATTTAATCACTTCTTTGGTCCAATGGCACAGCGCAAAAACGTACTGATGGAAAAAGTAGGCATTAAACAACGTATCGATGAACTTGAAACCGAATTAAATGAGGATAGCAGATACGTTGAGTATGTAAGTCTTAAAGCTGAAGAAATGAGACTGGGTAAAGTGATGAAGCGTATTGATGTTGATGTTATTAATCAGCAAATGAATTTGTTTGATGTAAATAAGGTTTAGTTACAATTAAACAATGATAGCAAAACCCGCCATTGAGCGGGTTCTTTTATGTCCAAAGCAATAGGCAATTGCCACGCACGAGCACCCAACGACGCCCGTTATTTAAAATTAATCCAAATAAAAACCCTGTAGCATATTACGTGTGGGGTCAAAATGGCAATTGCCAAACCGGTTCAGCGCGGTGCGGGGTCTCGGAGCTGAAAAAGATAAAATTCCTGTGAGTTGTCGGCATAATTTAGCTGACAATCAGGAATTTTACTTTTTATAAATGGGAAATTGTTGTGAATGGCATTTGAATACACAAAAAAAGGGCAGAAAGGTAGCCGCCTTTCCGCCCTAATTAGTTGCTTCTCAGATGTGAAAAGCAGTAACTGTTTGCAAATGTATTGAAAAAATTAACTTATAGGTTAACTATTACATCCAGGTATCGGTTCCTCCTGATCCGGAGGAGATGTTGTTGTGGGGATAAAACATCATGCCGAGCATAAGGGTATCGAAACCATCGGTGCCATCGGTGCGATGCTCGAGGAGATCCTCTTCGGTTTCGGCTAGTTTTTCGCCTGATTTATCTTTTTCGAATCCTTTGGGACCTACTTTAACGCCGCAATGTTCGAGTGCAAGCTTTAGCGCTTCGTTGTTGGGGGCGTTGATCATGGGCATAAGGTATTTTTGCCCTTTGAGTGCCTGATCGAATACAAGGTACTTTTCGCGGTGCTTTATGGGGTTGCCCATATGTACCCGGGTGATGCTCCATCCTTTTTTCTCGAACTGATCGCAGATGGCTGATGCAAAATCATCTTCGTTGAGGGCGTAGTTGGAGCCCAGGGCAGTGGTATCGTAATAGTATATTACTTCCCGGGTGAGATGTGTACGGTAATAGTCGCAGAAATCGTCGACCAGCTCGCGGAGCTTGCGCTGGTACTTGGCATAAAAGCTTTTTAAAACAAGTGCTTTGATGCCTTGCTGCTGACCACACACGAGCCAGTTAATATTGGCATTGTAGTCGAACGCTACACAGATGGGCCGGGTAAGATCGACATCGGCATCCTGTGCACAGGATTGCTGCTGTGCTTTTTCGAAATCGTAATCGAGGTTTTGCAGGAATGAATTGTCGAATGCATTGTAAAAATGTACGGCTTCTTTCAGCGATGGGTAAAAACCATCTTTGAGTTTCCCGGGACGAATGCAGAGGATAGATGTTTGGAAAACCAAGGGTGGAAGATCGCGTTTCATCTGGGCAATGTACTTTTTGCCCAGGAGTTCAACGTTTTCGATGGTTGACCACTCGCGGTAATACACTGCAATGCTGCGGAACTGGGTAAGGCGTAAACTGTGCTCTTTAAGTCGGCGTACATTCCACTCGGTTCGTGGTTGCTTGCTGAGGCGGTCAATTTCCTTAACAAGCCACTTTATTTTTTCGATAACTTCCACATCCATCAGTTTTTTGTAGCCGAGAAACCATGATCCCTTTTTACTGGTTGGCATATCGGAAGTAAACAGCATGGAGTTTAACCAGGGCGAATTGCGCCACGGACCTTTGTACCCTCCATTGGCGGGAAAGGTTTCATCTTTAAGCTTATCGAAATCGAGAAACTTGGCTTCGTCGCCAAGCAAGTACTGAAGCGTGAGAGAATTGGAGCTTCCCGGAATATCCTGGCTGATGAGATACTGAACAGAACCGTTGTACCAGCTTACCACATGATCGTAACTTACCGGCTTTATAATAGGCTCTTTAAATCCGGCAGCTTTAGGAGGTTTACGGCCTATGAAGAAATGCACGTTACGGTAAAAGCCCATATCTTCCAATGATTTGAGCGAACCGGGCAGTGTACGCGACAAAAGCTGCTGAAAGGTACTTCCTATAATACCGCCGCCCGATTGTGGCATACGCTGTACATTACGCAATAACCAGGGGGCAATAATGCCGTGAGTCTTCCCCATACGACGACCGGCCACAATAATGGATGTGTGAGCAGCAATATTCCGGAATTCGAGCTGCGGCTTGTTATAGTATATTTTCTTCGTCTCCGTCATTGTTCACGTCGGTTATATCCTGGTAATCGATATCCTCTATTTCAATATCGCCCTTGTATTTTTCGTAAAGCAGGCGTATTTCCTCATCGGGGTTTTCCATTGGTTTTACACCCATTACGGAAATATCGTTTGTAGCTTCGACAGGAATAGGTACAATATCGTCCCACGGGATCTGCTCTCCATCGTCCTGATCGAGTTTGTTGTATTTGGCAAGTTTATCGATAGCCATAATGCGTTCCTTCATCAGATCGGGACCGCCATCCTTACACTCCTTAATTGCAAGTTTAAGTTCCTCAGTAACTATGTAGCGAATCCACTCCTTACCAGCTGCTTTAATGTTGGGAAGAATGATTTTAATACTGGCGATATCGCGGTAAGCCTGCGACTGGCTTATGCCGAACTCGTTCATAAGCTGATCGCGAAGTTCGGTATCGGGTATGGATGGCGATTCGAGGCACTGAGTAAAGGCAAAACGATAACGAACCACCTGCATTTGTTCGACAGGAGAAAGATGGCTGATATCAACCTTATCAGCGAACATTACTTCCTGAAACTTATCGAGGTTTGATTTTCTACTCATTTTGCAGTTGTTTAGCGATAAAGCTGTTTACAAGGGCTTCGGCTGCCGGTGATCCTTTTTTGGCAAACTCAACAGTTTGCCTGCGTACCTCCATAATAGTTTTAAGCTTGCCACGGTTGTAAGCTTTTGAATAATCGTTTTTGCCATGCCGTATTTTACGGCGAAGATCCCGTGCATCCATACCAATAAGAATCGCAATTTGATCGATGGTTAGCAGCAGGCTGGCATATTCTTCCAAAAGCTTTAACTCGTCCATTGTGTGCAGTTTAATTTCATGAATTCGTATTGCTGAAGGAATTGAGAAATAATGGGATGATTTTTAAAAATAATGCCTGATTCGTAGCGAAGGTTATTGGTTGCATTGTTGCTGATTACAGCAAGCATTTCGGTATCAGCGTTTTTTGCATAAATGGTTTTGCTGTGGTTGTTTGTAAGGAAAAGTTCAGTGACATTGGAAGCTGCAAACTGCGTTACCCTGGCATTGCGCGAAGCAATAGTAAAATCGAGGAATAATGTAATACGGGAGATCCTTCCGGAGTTACGGATCAACCGCCTTACATAAAAATCGGTAATGGCAAAAGAGCTGATTATTAATTCATCAGCCCTTTTCATTTCGTTTATAATAAAATCAAATACATGATGGCTCGCTACCTGGTTGCTGAGGAAGAAAGCGGTTTGAGGATCGGACCATATGATTTGATTCGGGTTCATTGATCATTAGTTAATGGCTTGGTATATTTTACCAGCAACATCTCGTTGCCGATAAATGGAGTTCCATCTAAAATAACTTCGCATCCGGGGAAGTCGGCCAGAGTCCAAAAACTTCGGTGGCGTTCGAGGTTGTTGCCGTGTACGTCGGTTTGAGCGAGCCAAACGGCGGGAGTTCCTATAAAAAGGATTCCCCCGGGATTGAGAAAGCTTTTCAGCTTGTTAACTACATGAGCGCCCGTAAGCTTATCGAAATGTTCAATAACATCGCTGAATACGATCATATCGTATTTAAACCCGGTATTGAAATCGGCAATATCCTGGATGATTATGCCGTCATACTCTTCCCAGGCAGCAGATCGATACTCTGCAAAGCCTTCGACTCCGTCGATGATAGTTTTGTATGGGCGAACTCCCATATCCAACCACTGGCGGAAGGCGGGACCGTAAATGCCGTAACCGATACCTACATCGAGGATGGTTTTGGGTTGTTGCTGCTGGGCGGCGAGCATGATGTGGGGTAATATTGCGAAGGATCCTATTGGCATGGTATGTAGTGAAAAGTGAAAAGTGAAAAGTGAGCGAAGACGAGGGGTTTGAGTGCGCTTCGACTCCGCTCAGCGTGACAAGGATTTTTAGTTTTTAATCGTTACTAAAGCGGGCTCGAAAGTCAAATAATACTCACAGCCAGGAATAAAGAAATCACTTGCCGGTACCTGAGAATCAATATTAATTTTCAAATCTCCATAGGGAGTTGCTTTTGCAAAATCAGCGTTTTCGCCTTTTTCGCTGTAAACTGCTGAAAATTTTGCTTGTTTGTTGCTTCCGAAATCTTCAACGGAATTGCATCTGAATTTTGCTTTTACTTGAGGGTTCATCGTTTTGTGATTTTAAAATTATTGTTTAACTATTTTATTCCAGGCGATGGTATCAGCTGCAAGCTGTGGCTTTAGCGATAGCTTTCCGGTGGTTTGCTGGTAATAATGATGCACAAGGCTATCCTTGCAATAAACTACCTGCAGGCCGGCGCGTTTGGCGGCTTCGCTGAACCAGTTGTCGCCGTAATAGGTGTGAATGGTTTCGGGGATGTAGCCTATTTTGTCGATAAGATCAGCGCGAAACATAAAGCAGCAGCCAAGGATATCAAAGCCAAGGGGGTTGATATTACCTGGTTGCGGCCATTTGTCGGGTAAATTGTCGCCGTAGGTGGAATAGGGGCTTACGATTCCAATTGATTTATCACGAAGCGTTTGGAGCATCCATTGTTCCCAATCGGGGAATAGTTCGAGATCGTTGTTAAGGATGGCAATGTTTCGGGATCCAATTGCACGGGCAATGCGAATACCTTCATTCCAGGATGCATTAACACCGATGTTTTTTTCGTGGCGGCGATAAATTACATTATTACCTCCGGTGATCAGGCGCATGGCATATTCGTGCGTTCCGTCGCTGGATCCATCGTTGATAAGGATAATGAAAAAACGGTTTCGATGTTCCTGAAGCTTTCGGATGATATGCTGTGTGAATTTAAGGTTATTGTAAACCGGAAGAACGATTGCGAGCTTTTGATCTTCGACCTGGTACTGGCATTCCAATCCCGCAAATGTGATGGGTAAATATTCCGTTTCTTGATCGGGTTTTGATTCAAGAACCGGAGAAATATTGTCCGATATATGGCAGGTTAGTATTTGCCACTTAAAATCATTTACCACTTTGGTTTGAAACTCATCGCGACGGTTGCATGCGGCATGAATTGAAATCTGTTCGCTGTGTTTGGTACCGAGCCGGAGCCAGTCCTTTTTGTGTGGATGGATGATAAGTGGTATTTTACGTTTCTGGCACTCGAGGCTGAAATATATATCCGTCATATTGGTATACGGGAACCAATCCAATGGTGCCGAAAGTGTATCGCTATGCCAGGCCAGTACGCCGGTACCCACTTCGTGTACAAAAGTGAGCGGATACTGAAGCATGTACATAAATGTTTCGCAATCGAAATAATAAGAACGGCATGGGCGGTGAGTGTAAAAATTGCGTCCATGGTTAGAAACGGCGGCTTTGCGTCCGGTACGTTCGATGGTTTCGATCATTTGAGCAACATAATCGGGAGGATAAATGATTTTATCATCAACCGTGAAGATGTAGCCGCGTTGAGATGCCACTTTGTAAAACTTTCCTACATCGCCGATATCGCCAAGGTGATCCTGACTGCGATAGGTTGTAATTTTAGGATGGATAAGAAAGGCCGGTACCTGATCGAAATTATTAAGATAAATGTGGAGCTGATCGCACTGAGGCAGAATGCTGCTCACTGTATCAAACAAAGCCACCACGCGCGAGGGCATGGTGGCCATGTGAAAAGTAACCCATTCATTTTTGTTCATGGGGAAAGTATGTATTAATTACCTGGTTTCGATAACCAGTGCGGATTGTTGTGAAATAATGCCTGATTGAAGTAACAAATTGAAAGTTTCCTGTTTTACCGGGGCTTTAAGTTGGATAAGCACATCGACACGTTTTTTAATGTCGGCTATTCGTCCGGCTTTTTTCTTTTCGGGAATCGTAGCCAGTGAATTCAAATTTTTGGTGATATACGAACGGGCAGCATTAATATCGCGGCTGATATCGAGGGTTGTTTTTTCTTTGGGATCATCGGCACCCTTACCATCTTTTACAAAAGAATCGATAGCATCCCATCCTTTGGCGATAATATCGTCGTACTCGATATCCTTTGCACGAAATGCGGCACGTTCCTCGTCGGTTTCGGCCAGTTTCATTTTTTCGTGATACGAGCGCTGGTATTTGTAAGCTTCAGCAATCTGATCATGAATAGCCTGCAGATTTTCGGGAAGGGAATCGCGCTTTACTTTTTCGTATTTCTTCTCAATGTCGGCAGATGTGTGCTGAATTTTATCAGATTTATCACCTGATTTCCCTTTGGGCGGATCTGTGTGAACCAGCTTGAGTTCGCGCACCTGAATATCAGGTGAACCTGCTGCGGGAAGCAGGTGAATACCTATAATTTTTTTAAGCTGGTAGGTAAGCAGCTTATGATCTTTTTTGCGGCGTATTAAAGCAATTAAACTTACATTGCTTGAATGGCGGTTAAACAATTCGAGCCCGGCATTGAAGTCGGCAGGTGAATTTTGTAACCATGCGTTTATTTCGGCTTTTTGCTGTTCGCGGTCTATTTTCATATTATTTTCAATATTAAGCCCCCGCCCGGGTGGTTACGGGCAAGGGGCATGAGGTTGGGTTCAGCTAGGATGCAGTTAAGGTGAAAACACCTGTAGCGCAATCGAGTGTACCATCAGGCAACGGCAAAGCGCCGGCATAACCTGGTAAAGGAGTAGTGCAAGGGCTTTCGATTTCGAAAGTGATCCCTTTTTCGGATCCGGGTTTATCGCCTGAATCGCCTTTGATGGTTACGGTTACATCATAATCGTCGTCGCCGATCATTACGAAGCGTTTTTCGCTTTCGTGAGGCAGCGCCACAATCATAATAATATTGGAGTTGAGGGTTTGCTTTGCAAGACTGCGGGCAGCAACACCAATATCAGGGAACGAGAACATGCCTTTGTTGACGAACATTTTGTGATCTTTTTCGCCAAGGCTTTCCCAGGTAACTTTACCTTTACCCTGGGTGGAATACATGCGAAGGAAGGTTTTACCTGGTTTCATAACGAAATCGCCTTCAACGATAACGTTTTCTTCAGGGCTGTCAACACTCGACGCTATACGCGGAGTGGTTTGGATCCAGCTTTTAGGAGCCCAATAAACTTCCTTCTTAATACCGGAGGGGTTGATGCTACCATCAGCCCACTCCAACGATACCATTAAATCGGCCATTAGCTACCTCCTTCTTCAGTGGTGAACTTAGCCACATTGATGAATGATTTATCGAGGTTATCGAAACCAACACCAAAGTAACTCATCATGAAGAACTGAACAGCTTTAGGATTGTCGCACTCGCGGATGCGTACATCCTCTTTATCCGATTCCTGATCGAGACCGATAAGCATGTTTTCCTTGGTTGAGAAAACCATGTAGTCCTGATCGTCCATGTTGTACAGCGGAGCAAAAGTGCAACGCCCGTTTGATCCTTCGAGGGTATTTTGCTCGAACTTGGTATTGTAAGGAATACCGTTGTGGTTGGCAACGTACCAGTCGTCGTACATCTCGAGGATGGAAACCGGCAACATAAGGTTAACCCTTTGCTTTTTGAGCTGTGGATCGAGAGCACGCCATGCGAGTTTAAGAACATCGCCTACGTTTTCGGAAGTGATGGCAGTAGCGGTAAGATCCTGATAGTTTTTCAAAGCAGAAGTAAGCTTCGAATCGGTAACAGCGGCAGCAATCTGAGTGCTCCATCCGTTGAACAAATCAGCGGTGGTAAGACCAGCAGCATCGCGAACAGCGGTGAAAAGATTGTTATATAAGCTTTCGCCTACTTTTTTAGCCATTTCCAACGCAACGAGGCGGGTAATTTCGCGATCGGTAGGTTTTTTGTTGGTAAGCTCGGTGTACAGAGTACCAAGGATGGCATTAGGATCGAATTCCTTAACTACATCGCCCAGGAAGGTTTCCCATTCGTAAGGAGTAATTGTAGTTGCGTCGGTTTGCGCATTTTTATCCGTTTTGTACGGGCGCAATTCGGCGTTGGTGGAGAGAGTGCCTCCGATAATTTTACCCTGGATACCGGTACGGATACTGGCGAAAGGCAAAACCTCGTCGAGCATGGCAACGGGCATGGTAAGTAATTCCTTGCGGTAATTAATACCCCCGTTAATAAGCAGCTGGTGGATGTTGATGGCCATTGGTTATTTACGTTTAAGGTTGATGAGATCGACAAGGCGGGTGTGGAAACTTCCGGCATCGGCTGAGCCGTCGCCATCGTTTTCGGCAATTACAGCAGCTGTTTCGGCAGCAGCTTCGTTGGAAAGTTCAGCAATGCGAGCGGTGGCAGTTTGAAGTTGGCCTTCAAGTTCTGTAATGCGGGCAGCATGGGGAGCGGTGGCATCGAGCTGCAATTGCAGCGAGGCCCGTGTAGATTCGGAAGCTGAAAGCGCATTTTCAGCGGCTTCGAGCGAGGCTTCAACAGCTACAGCCTGTTCGGCGGTAAGCGTGATGGAACCATCAGCACTTTCGAAAGCATCGACGGCGACAGCCTGAGCAAGTCTGTCAAGTTTTGGTTTGGACATGGTTATTGAGGGTGGATTAATAATGGCTGTGGGAGCAGCGAATTCCGAAAGCTCGGCAACACGCTGAAGTGCCTCGTTGAAAGTGGCAATACTATCAACCAGTACATTTACTGTATCCTGAGCAAAAACAACAGATCCGGTGAGTAACTCTTCGGTTACACCGGCACGGTTATCTTTAATAGTATTGATAAATTTATCGGCAAGAGGTTTGAGCACGGTATTTTTATACTCATCATAATCACCAGCGCGAATTTTATCAAACATTGAAGTTTTGTTTGTACTCTGGGGAGCTGTGATGGTATGAAATTTCACACCTTCTTTTTCCAGAGCTGGCTGAACATCCATAAAAGAAAGGAGTACCCCGATAGAGCCAACCTGAGCGGTAGTATTGTTGGCAATAATTTCGTCGGCGCACGAAGCCAGCCAATAAGCAGCGGAGCAAGCCTGATCCTCGACAAAGGCAACAATGGGTTTTTGAGTACCTTTTATTATAGCGCCAAGTTCCTCGGTACCAGAAACGGTTCCGCCAGGCGAATCGATAACCAGAAGAATTCCGTTAACATCAGGATTACGATCAGCATCCTGAATCCATTGTCCCATGGTTTTCATTCCGGCAGGTCCGCAGTACTGATCGTTTTTCATCAGCACACCGGAAATGGAAACAACCATTATTTGCTTAGGAGCTGGTCCACTACCTGCCAAACCGGAGTTACCCGGTTTAGCGGCAGATGGAGACGCAACAGCATGGAGCGATGGAAGTGTGGGAGTGCCGGGCTCGAAGGCTATATTCGGATTGAATATATTGGAAATAATCTGAGAGAGTCCCAGAACGGAATCTTCAGAAATAGCCCAAGGCTCGTTAATGATGGCAGAAATTAAGTGAGGGTGTACCATTGCGTAAATTATTACACAATGTTACTCCGTCAGCGCTAAATGCTAAAGGACGACATTTTGCAAGGAGTGGTTGAAAAGCGTGTGATCTTGATATCCCAACCATAGGCAACCCCTGGCGATGGTCCTATTTTTTTAACGGCTGTAAAAGTTGCCGGTTCGGCATCGGTACCTACCTCATGATAATAGCCGGAAGTATCGAGAACCCGAAAAATAGCTTTACGTATATTAAGGGAGTCGACCAAACTATTTTTTGTATCGTCGATTACCGGAATGTAAGCGGTAATTTCGGCAAGGTGAAGGATCCCCGCTTTGGTTTGTTGAGGAGTTTCCTGAAAGAAACCTGAATTTTGCCGAAATGTGATAGGAGCGTAAGTTCCGTTTTCGGTGAATTTGTACTCGAGGGTTTTGATTATCATGGTGGCGAAATATTAAATTTTATCAGTGATTTGTCCCATAATAGAGGACAATTCGCTGATTTTTTTTTTAATTAACTGTATCCGAACTCTTTAGCCATTTTAACAAGCCTTAAAACCTTATTTTTTCGCTTCCGGTACTCATCTTTGCTCAATGCGTCGTACGAATCTTCACCAAAAATGAAAGTTGAGAAAGCCGAAATAATGGTTTTGCGAGTCATTCCCATTTCCCTTCCAACAGAAACCATTGACCAATGATCCAGGTGAGCCATTGACTCAATATAATCTCCAATTTTAATTACATCATCAACTGAATAATACATAAATTTTCTACTATCAGTTGTATTAGCATGAGCAGGCATTACAAGTTTAACATAATTAATACCTGGTGCAGGTTTAGGAATAGGATACCTCGAAATCCTGACGCGTGAGTATAAGAATTTACCAAGATCCTCAGAGCGTTTTACTTTTATAAGATCGTCTTCGGTTTCGAAAACAAACTTTAAGTAGTTCCGGTACCAGTCTTTTTTTAGTTCGAGGTTAACAGTTCGGTAAGTAATTGTAACATCGTCCATTGTATACAAAATTTTAAGCAAAGATGCAATAGGGAATTTAAAAAAGATAGTCCAATTTTGAAAAGAGTGAATAGTGAAGAGTGAATAGTGAATAGTATGGGAGACGAGAGATCAAAAAGCGTGGATGGGTTAACGTGGACGAGCATTATGCTTTGCTGATTTCTATTAACGAATAACTATTTCGCATTGCCCATTATTCACTATTCACTATTCGTTATTCACTATACTGAGTTGCAAGGGGGACTTGTGGAAAAACGCGAAAATTTTAGTACGGTAGTACTTTAGTACGGAAAAATTTATAATTATTTGATTAATAGATATTTGTGCAAAAGTGCGCCGCACTGTTTTGAAATTAGTACGGATTAGTGCAGATTCGTGCAATTTTAGTACGGAAAATTACAGTTGTAAACTATTATATTTCAAAAAGATACGGAAAAAATATTTTAGTACGTACTAATGCACGAAAATTTACTCTATTTTAATGAAGTATCATTTCAAAAATAAGAATAAATTAATAAAAAGTATATATATCCCTATATATAAGCGAATTATCTAAAATTTCGGCTACTTTTTCCGGCCTGCCTTGTACTAAAGTTCTTTAAAATTGGAAGGGGGTGAAGGGGGAGCGGCGAAAAAATGAGGGAATAGTGTTGCTTCGCTTCGCTCGCAATGACAACGAATAGTGAAAAGTGAAGGTGTGCTTCGCACGGATTAATAAATAAAGCCGCTGAGAGCGGCTTTATGGGGACGTGAAGGAATAGTGTTAAGGGCTAAAACAAGTCATCTAAAATACTTGCAGGAATCCATTTGTCGACATATTTAGTCATGTCGCCATTAGGAACCCGGTCGAACTGACCATCGTGAAAGGTTACAACCTGATAATCCTCGTCGCAATAACCAGGACAGTAAACAATAACTACCTGTCCCTCGTCTGGTGTCTTTTCTTCAATAGTGTAAGCCATATCATTTTTATATTGGGTTTTATAAAGCCGCCCAAGGCTAAATAAATAATACTATACCTGTACCAGTTCCAAACCTAAACGCCCATACGGTAATTCCAATCCGGATTCCCACAATACAAATACTTGCGAGCAATTAGAATTGATACGTTTGATTTCTCCTTGACTTTTAAATACCGGTAATTGAACCTTCGTTCCAACCCGGATATTTTTCCATTCTTTCTTTGTCATAGTCATATGAGGTTAAATTGTTGGTGTCAATTATCATCCGGATTAATGCGTTTATCAAGTCCCTGCATGCTTATTATACTGGCTATGTCGGCTAGCTTTGATTCCTCAATATGACCGGTTGGGCGACCGAGAAGATGATCGTTGTACCATATTAACGCGCTGAGAATGTCAGTTAAATGATGTGCTTGTAAATCGCTCATGAAATTTGCAGCTACGCCGAGCAATTGGTCTTCGGTAAGCGGCGGGCGTTTTACCTTATACATTCCTGAAGTCGATGAAGGTTTTACCAGAATCACAGGGGCGGGTTTTCCCTTCGGGTTAAGATGGTCGTTTAACTGGTCGTTTAATCTTTGAAATGCCCGAATAAGATCCTTGCTGGTATCAGGATTTAATTTAAGGAATTTAAGAATCTTGTAGACTTCGATAACCAGGATAAGGGCTTCGAAGATGGAAAGCTTTATAACTACCTCGCTGAATACGGGATCGGAATAATCTTCCTTGCTGTATGGGGTTTTATCTTCGCTCATCAGATTCGGATTTTGCCTGCGGTTAATAATTCTTTTGTTTTTTTCTCGGTAAGATGAATAATCCGGATCTCGCGGATAATTTCATCCGGTTCCTGCTCCACATATTCAATCTTATCAGGATCAAACTTGTAAAAGCAATACGAATTAAGAGCTGCAACAGCATCTTCGAAGTTTGTGTAAGCTTTGGCAGGCAGATCAGAAAACTCTTTGCCTGACCAGTTCTTTTTGCCCTTGTAGGGTGATTTGATAATTACGCTCATGATTGTTGTTTTTAAATTGCTTTTGTTAATCTGTACAAAATCCTGCCTGGCATCCGCTTCCGGTACCAAATATAAAATCAAGCTGAATTCCTTCATTTTCAATTTGTGCCAAACTCATTTTATCTTTAAAAGTATGCCCGGCCATGTCTTCCATGATCTTTGACCATTGCATAATAGCATTGTCGGTATCAAAGTTCTTGCGAAGCTGCTGAGGGTGTTTCCAAAAGCAATTCAAACAATTACTGTCCAAAGGAAAGTCAATGCCTTTATCTTCCCAGAAGCGTTGTATAGCATAATGGAATATATTATCATCTATCAAAGGGAAGTCGCCCACACGCCATACCAGCTCCATCCAGCGTTGTATCCATCGTGTACTTTGCTGCTCACATTTATAAGCAAATTCGAAAGAGTTGGAAAATGTTTCCCTGCGCTCAGGTTCATCAGCTCTGTATCCTATTCTCATTTTTACCGGCAATTCCAGGTACTTATAACAGTATTCGAATATTGGCTGCAGCTTTAGGAATGTGGTACAAAATCTTTTTGACATATTAGGGATAGCGGATTTATATCTGATCATTTCTTCCCATCCAATTCCGCGAAGCCAAATTATTTCGCGACCGATCATCTGCTCGAGGTCAAAGATCACTTTCAAAATTTTAGGATCTTCCGAGGTAGCAACAAACTCATTTTGATGGCTGCAATACTTTTGAAGTCTATCATTAACCCGCTGTTTCATTTTCGCATCGATACTACGGCCGGCATTATGACAATCTATACAGCAAAGCGCGAATACTTCATAATCGGCAGGATAATGTACTGCGATAAATGAGGATGTTTTGCCTCCTGAAAGTGAGTTTACTGTATTCATGCTTTTATTTAATGATTTAAAAGAACCGGGGATTTTAAGTATTTATTACACTAATTATAGCCTTCAGCAGTTATGTGCAAGCTGTCAAGTGTTCGGCGTGGAAAAACAGCCTGCACTTAACAGCACCTTTAACAAATTGCTTATTTTTGAGCGTTTTGAGCGGGTTCGGCGCAACCTTCAATAGCTTCATTAAGTGCGGTTACTACATTGCTTGTCACAAATCCAAGTCTTTTGTAACATGATCCTAATTCAACTAATGCAAGCTCACAGGCTTTTACTAATTTATCAGTAGTTTGCTTTGTTTCGCTTTCCGCAAATTCAACTCCGGTTAAAAATCCATAACCATAATCAGATGTTACAGAATCATCCATGCTTAGTGCCTCACTAACATAGTTTTTTCTTGCTTCTTCAATTTTTTCTTTGCTTATCATAATTGTACTTTTATTAGGTAAAAAGTGTAAAATTTTAGGTAAAATAATCAACTTGTCAAAGCTGCGACCGTTAGTCCGCAAGCTTCGCAGCGGATAACACATTATCATGCAATTTATAATCCCTTCCCACGCAATTTGCGGGTAATTCTTCCCGGGTAATGCCTGCCTGTTTCAGCAGCGAATCTTTAAAATAAACCTTTGCGCCATAAAACTCAGTTTGTTTTAATACGCCGTTGATAAAGGCAACCAATTCGCTTTTATTAACCTTGCTACCGCTTTTCAGTCCTATTTTGTACAGGTCGCAAAAACCATTTGTATCCTGTATCATTTCGAAGCTGGATTTGAAATCGATAATTGGCTCAATGCTGGCCCATGTTTTAAAACCTAAATCATGCAGTTTCTTCATGGCAATCATGCGTTCATAATTGGAGCTGGCGCCGGGTTCAAGTTCGTCGTGGCCGGTGAGGGTGAAACCGATTGAAATATATTGTCTACATTCAGGCCAGAAAAGGAATGGATTATAATTCGAGTCATTTATCCAAGCTGTGCTTTTGGTTAAGATCTTGACAGGTATTTTAAACTTAAAGCACAGATATACTGCTTCCCATGTTAATTCCATAGTTTCGATCAACAGCGGATCAGTTGTAAACGAGAAAAACAATCCATGCTCCTGAAGTTCGGGTAAGTTGTTGCTTATTTCCTGCCAGAAAACTTGAAGCGCATACTCTTCGTTCATAAAGCATTTCTTCAGCACTGCCTTATCGCCACCCATTGCACCGGACAGTATTCCTTTTTTGCAATAGCAATACTCGCAGCCGTTGGAGCATCCTACGTAAAAGTTACAGGCCCAGTATGAATACTCTCCGGCTTTGCCGCTCGGATTGTAAATTGCTTTTCCTTTAAATGTTTTCATTGAATAAGTAATTAAGTAAATAAAAATCTTTCGTTCTCTTGTTTGATGGTAGTTGTAAATGGAAATCCTGAAGCCGGTACCTGTTCAATTACTTCAATCAGTCCGGATGAACCTGTAAAAACAATATGCTTTTCGTTATTGAAGGAAATCTGCAAGTGAAGGCATTTTCCGGTTCCGCGTTCTTTAAATACTTTGGATTCTTCGATTTTGAAAGCGTGTACTACAATTTCGCGGTTAAGTATTTTCGACATTTTGATTTTATCGCCTTCAAAATTCTTTGAAGCTGTTGCGATATTGAATTGGCTGAAACTATTCATGAATAAGTTTTTTAAGTAAGTGTTTGCTGTTGCAGTGTGCGGCCCATCCGTTATAAGAGGCAATGGATTGCTTGTTTCGGTTTCGGATCAGCATCTTTGCGAAGTTTTGCTTAATGCTTTTGCGCAATAAAGTATGAGTGTGAAAGAAAACGTATCCAACAAAATCAATCCCTCGTTTGCTTACCGGGAATACCTGGTAATTATGCTTTACTTCAAGCTTCAGGTTTACATCCAGGTATTGCCTGATATCGGAAAGTAACTGGTGTAAATAGGCTTTTGATGGGGAAAGGATTACCATGTCGTCGGCATAACGGAAATAGTATTTCACCTGACGTTGCTCTTTCATCCAGTGGTCGAAGTAAGTGAGGTAAAAGTTTGCGAAATACTGGCTCAGGTAGTTGCCGATCGGTAAGCCTTCGGCACTGTCTATAATACCATCAAGCAGCCATAACAGATCGTTATCCTTTATTTTACGGCGAAGCAATTGTTTAAGGGTATCGTGGTCGACTGTTGGATAAAACTTGCGGATATCGAGTTTTAAACAGTACTGAGTTGCAGGGATATCGCGTAATGCTTGCTTTACCCCGTTTGCCGCTGCGTGAATTCCGCGGTTCTTGATGCAGCTGTACGTATCGGCAGTAAAAACGGAAACAAACAGTGGTTCCATAATATTCATTACAGCATGATGGGTAATGCGATCAGGAAAATAAGGGAGGCGAAAAATTAAGCGTTCCTTTGGTTCCCTGATGGTGAAGGTGGTGTACTCCGAAGTTGCGTATGTTTTATTAATCAGCATTTCGTGCAAGGTTTGAATATTCGCATCGCGATTCTTGTCATGGGCCAAAACACCAGGTTGTTTAAGCTTGCCTTTACGAGCGATGCTGTCAGCCCGTTGAAGGTTTTCAACGCTGCAGATTTTTGCGTATAGATTTCCGATTCTTTTCATTTTGCTTTGCTTGGTTAAAAATCGTTTTCTCCGATTTAGGCGGATACCAACGCTTTTTTATGTTCACTTTATTTTTTGCCGTGTTGGCAGGGTTTACGCCGCGTTCAATAGCATAGGTGAGAGCTGACATTCGTATTCGTGTTCGTATAGTTGTAATTCGAATTCGAAAAACTGAACCTGGAGGACAGGGCTGTCAAACAATCGCAGCATACAACCGTAATACTTTACTGCTGAATCAGAAAATACTCCTTGTATTCCTGCTGAAAAGTTTTTGCGATGTACAAGGCTTTTTCGCTGCTATTTGTGCAAAGGCGAGAGCCGACAATCGAAGACGAGTACGCATAGCTGCAATACGAACTCGAAAAACCGAACCCGGAGGACAGGGCCGCTGAGGCTTCAACCCAAAACCATGGGTAATACTTCCATTCGGATGAATCATTCCAGTTTGGAGTCCAACCATCGTTGATGGCTTTATAAATAATCATCAACTTATATCCGTTGATAATTGCTTTCTGAAACTCTTCAGGTATCATTGATACATCAGGAAGTGCTTCCGGATCCAGGTTCAATTTTACACAGGCATTTTCGAATGATTTGATTGTTTTATAATCAAATACCGGCTTGCCTTTAGCAGTCTTTTTTGTTTTTGCTGTTGTCATTTTTGGATTTTATTTAATGGTTAAAAATTGTTCGTAAAGATTAAGAAACTGATTTCCTACATAAGTAGACAGCTCTTCACTTTTAAAGCAAAGGCGAGAGCCGACACTCGTATGCGTGCCCGAATAGTAGAAATACGAATACGAAAAACCGAACCCGGAGGACAGGGCAAAGTATGGAAACCACTTCTTTTGATTGGTGTTATTCCAATCAGGCATCCAGCCTTCATTTATCACTTTAATGATCAGCTTGAGTTGTTTGTATGCCAATTCATCCTCAGTTGCCGGGGATGTTACCGACATATCGTAAATCCTTTTTGTTTCATCATCAGCCTCGGCATACGCATCGGCAAATGTTTTGATACGATCTTTTATGTTTTCGGAAAAACATGCAGCACCAAAGCTGCTGATTAAGGTTTGTTTAAACCATTCAGGCGCATCCTTGAATAGTTTTTTTGCTTTTGATTCTTCTAATTGTAGTGTTTTCATTTTGTTAGATTTATTGGTTTTTAATTATCAATCCTTTTAAATTCAATTACCCATACCCATGGATTGGCGTTCCAGCTTTCTTCGCCGTTGATTTTTTTCCAAAGAGATCTAAACCCATTATAAGGCGATGTTAAAAGGTTGTATCCGCCTGTTATGTAATCGTACCCGCAATAACCTGTAATCTTATCAATTACATGTTTTACGCCTTCGAGCTTAGCATCATCGTGTGAAATATCCTGCAGGCGTTCAACTCTTACGTTGGTTATCTCAAACCAAAGCCTTGCGGCTGATTTCGGCATGAATAATGAGTTTCGCATATACCATCCCATTTTATAACTCTTACCTGTTTGTAGGCGTTCGGGTTTATTTTCCTGGTATTTATACACGAAATCGGTTCCGGTCACATCAACGAAGCTTTGTTTTTTCTTCCCCGTTTTTGTTTTGCCATCTTCCATCCAGTATCCGTAAGCATAATACATTTCTTTTACCCAAAGTTTATCCCCTGGTTGGCCAAATGGACACTGTAGTATATAATCCACTCCATTATTATTCCTCTTCTGAAAACAATACCAAATGCCATCAGTAAATTTATCATCAGCAGGAATAGGGAAATCCACTCCATCATCATTTGATTTATTAATGTACCGAAATGAATCCGGATCCTGATTTACAATTTCCAAACCTTTGGTCCTCCTGGTCATATTCTTGATTAATGCCAGTATAGCCTGTACCATAGGTGTACTGAAAAGGATCGGGTGTTCTGTTTTACGTGGTTTCATCGTTTGTTGGTTGTTTGTGGGGTTTGTCCGCTTGCCCGGTACTTGCCGGCAAAGTGGCTGATTCCGAAAATTACTGCTGCAGCTATGGCGATGGCGGTGAGTAAGCAGTTGAGCCTGCAGAGTCCGGCAGGGTCGTACTCTTCGCGCTTGTATATTTCGGCATATTGCTGTTTGATGAGTGTTGGCATGGCTACATGGGTTTTATGCTTATTAAAATCATACTATTTACCTGCCTGGTTGTGTTGATGCTTGCATCGAGGTTAAGGCTGAACCAGCCACGGTTGTACAGAAGCATGATCGCTCCTATTTCGGCACATTTACCGCCGTACTTGTTATAGTAGCGGTCGCAATTGGCATCGTTAAAGCTTTCGCAAATGTTCCATGATCCGGCACCGGCATATACTGTTACCTGGTTGTGGATCCTGCCGGTAATGCCGATCATTGTGGCGCGGTTTACATCGCTCAGGTAACCTACAGTGGTAAAATCCTGATCGTAAATTTTAGCATCGGCATAATGGCATACATAAGCGCCAAAGCCTGATGGGGTGATAAAGTAAAGCTTAGCGCTGGTTCGTCCGTCGCTTACTTTTCCAAGGCCAAGGCCTATGGTTTGCGATTTTACCTGCTTGCTTATCAGCATCATGATAATAACCAGGATAGTTCCTACAACTCCGATCGTTGCACCGATCATTTTTGTGTCTTTTTTGGTTTCGGGATTCATATGGCTTTTTTTAAAATGGTTGATATTTTTATGGTTTCGAATTTCAGGCTTGTAGCTAATTGGTTTTCGATACGTGATCCTTCGGAATTATCTGTCCAGTTATCGAGGTAGTGTATTTTATTACAGTGTTTCATCATTTCGATTATACATAGGCGCATGGCTATGTTCCACGATGCTGTATGTGGTACTACCGTCATTGGGTTAATAGTTTTGTAGCCCATTCCGCGAAGGATTTGTTCGGCATCGGTAAATTTCGCCACTGCTTCGGAACGTACTAATCCGGTTACTTTGCCGCAGATGTACACATAATCGTCGCCTACGAATGGCATAAGCCGCTGCTGTACGATAAGCAATGTAAGGTTATCGATAAGCACTGGTGCCATATCGATAATGGCGGAAGGATCGAGCCGGTATTCGGCTATATCTTTTATTCCTTGTATGAGTGTTTCAGTTGTCATGGCGTTGGTCGAATCGTTTACTTGTTAGGTGCCAGGTGTGGCATTTGGGGCATTTGTAGGCACGTCGTGGGATTTTCTTGCTTCGCTTTACGCGCATCCAGTTTGGCATACGAACCAGATGAAGTACAAGGTGTGCGCCAGCATACGAGTAGCTTACCTTTTGGCATTTAGCTGGTTTTTTGAGTTGTGGTTGAGTATGCCTTTTCATTTTATTGCCAGGTATCGTTGAGTTTTATTTGCGCAAAATCGGCACTGAATGAAACTACGTTAAGCATATCGCAGGCCATAAGGATGTAGAATAGGCAGCGGTAAAACTTTACTTTATTCTCGGGTTTAATTTTCGCGGAGAGGTCGACTGTATCGCCGGGTATAAGGTTGATGACAAACTTATCGACTGATGCCAGGTAATTAATATCTTCCTGCTCGAGGGATTTACGCCAAACGAGAGCTTCGTCGAAGGTGTGAAACATCAGCTTTTCTGGATCGAAACCGAGATCGGGAACATCGTCGGATTTAAATACCAATTGCAGGACGGAAGTGATTGGAGGCCCGGGGAATTTTGCTGCGGATTGTGGCATGGTAGATTAATTTGAAAATTTGGTGATTTTAAAATTATGTGAACGAGTGGGTTTGAGTGGACTTCGACTCCGCTCAGTCTGACGAGTGGGATGAGTTATGGGAGAGTGATTTCGGAGAGTTTAAGTTTGGTGGAGAGGAAGGTTTCGGTTTTATCAATGCATTCCTTTATGCTGGTGCCGCCAATGCTTACATCAATTTTGTTGTGTACGGAGGTGTATTTCATAGCGAATTGTGAAATAAAACGCCTGCCAGCTTTTACTATAACTATTTGGGTAAAGCTGATGGAGGATTTACGGGTGTGGTAAATGGGATCGGGTTGTGTTATTGTTGCTTTCATAATAAAAGAGTTAAGTTTTTAATTTTCTATTCAGCATCAATCAGTATTTCTATTAGCTTACGCATTTCGATATAGGCGTAGGTGGATGTGATGTTGTTTTTTACGGTGTGGATTACATCGTATATGCCTGCACCTGTGAGTTCGCTACCGGTAATGGTGAAACTGGTATCGTTTTTTTTGAAGCTGCGACCACCAAGGCAGTAAACCTGCTGGTTGTTTAGTTTGCATTGTATCAAAATGGGTGAGGCCATGGGTTATAATTTTTATTTTTTTTATTTTTTCCAGCTAGGGTATATGTTTTAGCAACTACAAGAACTACAAAAACTACAGGACTTAACTTATTGATTTTTAATTAATTTACTTTTAAAGTGAAAACTACAAAGCTTATTATTATAGATTTTAGTAGTTTAAAGTAGAAATTGTAGTTTTGTGTAGTTCTGTTTTTTGCCTTAGTAGCTGAGTTATTGTAGTGATTATTAGTGTTTTAACTGCTTGTAGTTGTTGTAGTTGATGTAGTTGGATTTTTACGTCATATATGCGTGTATAATTTTTTTTATCAAAACGGAAGGTCTTCGTCGGGATCGCGGGTTTTTGTATCTGCTTCTTTTTCAATGTCATTGCTCGATAAATTGATGCCTAGCTTATCGTATTCGAAAACCATGGCTGTTGTAACCTTGCGGCGAATGATTGCAGTTCCTGAAAATGATGGTGGAGCATCTTCAATTATACGCCCGTTTTCCTCTACACGGAAGGACACTGACAGTTTGCGCCCCATATATTCCTTGCAATGTTGCAGGTAATACTCGAGGGTTTTGAGCGGTAATATGTTTTCGCGGGTTTTGTTTCCATGTACCCGGTACAGTTGAAAAAGCCTGCTGTGGTTGATGTATAACAGGTTTTTAGGTTCTTGCCATTTGGTATCCATCGTGTCGGTTTTGAGCTTATCAACACAATCAATTTTATAATCCACTTCATCCTTAATAAGCCCATCGTTGGCCAAAAACTCAACAATACCCCAGAAAATGGATAGCTCGTTGCTTTTCTTGGTTTCCTGATTTTGCCTGATGATAAGGTTGTAGGCATGTGTAAATAATGTGCCTTCGGTAAATGGCAGATTAATGCGATTGGCAAGTGTACGGTATGCCGAAAGAATTACGGTCCAGTTTCGGAAAATACGATCCTCGATAACTGTTTTATCGAGCATTTCGCCAAGTAGCTTTGATGATGCCTGGTAATTGTCGGAGAAATTGGTTATAAACTCAGCGCGATAAGTAAGCAGCTCGTGTGTAATATGTGTAAGCCCTGTTTTTTCGACTTCTTTTAGTTCGTTGAAATTAAGTTTCTCCTGATCGGTATATTCAACTTTGGTGAAACTTGTAAATATCAGGCGGCTGAACAGTGCGATATCGGCTGTAGGCATTTCCTGCCCGGATACAATAATACCGCAATCAACGTTTGATGTTTCGTTGCGTTTATTTTGCTCCATATTTTTCTTGGTACGTCCGGTTCCGTCCCACAATCCTTTGAGGTATTCGATTTTTTCGTATTCGATGTTGTTTTTATACTCATCGATATGGCAGAATGCATTGCTGAACATAGCCACATGATCGGCCAAGGCGGGGCGCGAGGTATTGGTCATATTAAGACCTTTGCTCTGGTTGCCGAAAAACTGAAGCATACTAATGGCCAGCTCGGTTTTACCGGCTCCTTTTGGACCAAACAAATTGAGTATAGGGAAAAAGCCAAAGAGTTTGAAAATATGATCGCGGAATAGAGTGGCAATGTAAAAGCATACGGCAAACATGGCATTTTCGCCAAATACTTGTATAAGCTTTACTGTATAATCGTGCAGCGATATGGATCCTTGTTTAAATTTAAACTTGCGTTCGCTTACAAAAAGTGAGTCCTCGCCCTGGTACACGGTTGAGCTGGCCGGAAGATAAAAGTTTTCATCTTTGTACTTTACAATGCCATTATTATCGCTGGCTACAAATACTCCGTTGTAAATTCCGTTGCTCCATGCCCAGAAACCTTGTTTCTGCCAGCCTAGTTGTGTTATTTCGAAACAGGATTCGGTTTTTTCGTACAGGTAACGTTTTAAAATATTTAACTCAGCTTCAGAAGCTTCAAAAATGAAATTTCCAATACTTTCGACCCGCAGCCTGAATGCCGAAAGGCTGATCAAATCTTTCTGCAGGAGTTCGATTACCTGAACAAACCCAAATTCATTTGTAATTTTATATAATCGTTTCGCATTCAATACCGAGCTTATATGAAACAAAGGTTCCATAACGAAATTTGTACCTCGTTTTACCCCTTTACTGGTTTGGAAATAGTAGCAATTATCGTCTGAATAAAAGCGGTACTTATCAAAATCGCTGAGCGAAACGGTTTCGGGAATTCGCCATCCATCATCTTTAACCGGTGCATTTTCGGCCTTGCAGGATTTTAGCGCATCCTGCCATGCTTTTTTAGGCTTTACCAGTTTCGAAAGCTGCTCCATGTAAACTTCGTGGCTGCTTTCGGGCAATTTGCCAATAAGTTCGGCAACTGAATCAATAAGTTTGCTTTTGAGATCGGGGTTTTGAGCTTTGCCAAGGTTGGCTGTTACCTTCCAGATTATAAAATCTTTGAGCCTGGCTTTAACAAATAGGTCGAATTGTTTTTCATCAACAAAAAAGCTATCAGGATCGGTTTTTATTTCCTCAATATCCTTTTCATCTTTGATTTTTTTATCAACTAAATAATTAGTTATCGGACATTTTACCGGCATTTCGACAATGTTCACAAACAATCCGGCTTTGAGCAATAATTCGCCCGAACGTTCAACGGCTTTTTTACCGGCTTTGTCGCTATCGCCAAGTATAGTTACACTGTTACATATTTGTTTTATGCTTTCGATTTGAGCCGGAGTAAGAGCAGTTCCGCAAGTGCCAACCGTATTTAACTTGCCTATCTGATGCATGCGTATAACATCGGGGTTACCTTCGACCAGGTGCATATAACCACGTTCGCGTGCTGTACGCTTGGCAAAATTGAGGCCGTAAAGCGCTTCGCCTTTGGTGTAAACGGCAGTTTCGCGGGTATTAAAGTATTTACGCGCTTCGGGTTCGTTGCTGAAATCGCGGCCGGTAAAAGCGCTGATACGTCCGCGCCCATCGATGATCGGGAATATGATACGGTTACGGAAATAATCGAAAACTTTGCCTTTACTTTCCATAAGCAAACCGGCTTCGATTAATATTTCCTCGCGTATGCCTTGGGTTTTTGCCCATGTTTTCAAATTTTCCCATCCATCGGGAGCAAAACCGATACGGAACTGAGCAATTGTTTCGTTGGTCCATCGGCTTCGAACATATTCGAGCGCTTTGGAATTTTCGGGCAACTGAAGGTTACTTTCGAAAAGCTTGCAAGCCATTTCGTTGGCAATTTTAATACCTTCCTGTTTGCGATACGCTTCTAAATCGCTGTCGGAATGCTGTACATCGGGTATTTCGATGTTATGATCCTTTGCAATTTTAAGTACAGCATCTTTAAACTCGATTTTTTCGTGCAGCATCACAAACTTAATGGCATCACCACCTTCGCCGCACCCGAAGCATTTAAATATCTGCTTCGAGGTGCTTACCGAGAAAGAGGGTGTTTTTTCGCCATGCAGCGGACAACATGCCTGGTAATTACTTCCTTTTTGCTTTAGTGTAACATAAGGAGAAACCACCGTTATTATATCGAGTGACTGTACTGCGTCGAGTGTTGAGGCTGGGAGCATTTGTGTAAGTGAAAAGTGAAGAGTGAAAAGTTAAAAGTGAAAAGTGGAGAGTGAAAAGGGGCGTTATAAGATTTAGAACGGGAGATCATCTTCGGTTATGGGGGCGGGTGGTATATCGTTTACCTGATCGGGCGATACGCCTGCTGTGGGTTTTACTTTCCAACCGCCGCCAACATAAACACGTGTGGCTTTTGCTTCGCGCTCTTCTTTCGATTGGTCAACGGCAACATACACATCCTGACCGTATTGATCGGGTTCACGTTTTTCGCCTGCTACCAGGTTAATGTAAATTTTGCCATTGTTGGCTTTCTTCATTTTTTCCTTAGGTAGATCCGTAAGGCAGATTGAGAATCGGTACATAGTGCTTGGTGTTAAATTGTTTGTTTTAATATTGAATTTTACAGTGATTCGGAGATCCGGAGCATACGGTACACTTTAATGGGGTACGACTGCTTTTGCTCTGCGGCTTGAAAATCCAATCCTATTGATGCGCAATTGCCGTTTGCATCGAGGAATACCAGCCTTTCGGATTGGCTCATTTTAGGAAGGCGGTTAGGAACCTGGTTAATCCAATCGCGTTTGCAGGTGAGGGTAAGTAGTAACTCGCCGTTGAAGGTGATTTTTTGTACCAGGTCGGTTGGATCGTAATTGTTTGTATTGGCTGAAATAGGGAACTCAACTATATCGAACCTTCCGGAGAAAGAATAGCCTTTACACAACCATTTTGGATCCAGCTGCTCAGTGATGAAAATCAAATATGGGATTACAAGCTGTTTGCTGTTCTCGCCACGGCGTTCGACATTAATTACAAATCGCAGATCGCCGCCTTGGTGGGTGTTATCAATTACTGCGAAAAAGTTTCCGTAATTAAAATTATAAGGGCAATCGTCGATAATAATAAGCTCTACGCTATCGGATACATCCGTAAAAAGGAAACGGGGAAGTGAACCGGCATTTAAATGCCTACCCGATATAAATGCTACTTTATCCTTATCAAAGTATTCGGCTATTAGTTTGGCAGTTGTGGTTTTTCCGCTTCCGGATGGGCCGGTAAATATTTTTGCTTTCATGGGTTGCTGTTGTTGGATAGGTATTTTAATTGATTCGATCGTTTTCCTGACATCAGGAAGATGATCAGAACTGATACTCAACTCTTGATTTCAAATCATTTAGTTTAATGCCAATGGCTTTGCGTACTGCAGGAGTATTGGGCAGTACATGGCACCAGCGGCCTCGATACTCGATAGCAATAAAATGTGGGGCAACGGTTTCGATGTTTACCGAAAATACATGCTCGGTTGAGCTGTAGGCGTGTGTGTAAATACCGGCTTCTTCGCGGGTAAAGTTGTAACCGGCTGAGTTTGGACGCCAGAAGAAAAAGTATTTATCCTTTTTGTGGGTGTACTTGGTTGAGATATACACGAAACGCTCTTTAGGCAATGGCGAAGTGATTTGTTTGGTGTGTACAATTTTGGTTTTATCGCCGCAGCATTTCTTTTGCTTTAAGCCCGATCCGCAGGTGCAAGGCTGGTTAGGCTGTGTTTTAAATGAGCGAAGCATTTTACCTGGTTCAACTGCTATGAGCTGGTGGTGTGCTAATGGTTTACGTGGTTCTTTTCGCATGATTTATTAATTTGAAAATTTGGGAATTGGGGAATTTGAAAATGAGGTTAGTCGTTAAATTCCAATTGATATTGATTTGCAGCTTCAGGTATAAAATTCATTACAAGGATTTCAGTTTTTGACTTTACTGTTCTGGTTTTATTTTTCCGGATCCGGAGATTAGAAACTTTCATATGGCTATCGATTAGCATTACATGCCAGTTGTTTTTGAGCACATAATACCGCAGAGTTTGTGACCAAAAATTTGAAAGAATAAACTTCCCTTCGATAGATTGAATCAGTTCGAGTAGTTTTATCAGATCGCTCATTGTAAAGCCCCGATAATGTTTCTGATCGGTTCCAACATATGGCGGATCGAGGTAAAAAACTGTAGTGCTGGTATCGCGGTCGCTTATAACCCTGATGGCATCGCGTGATGATATTTGAACGTGACGTAAACGTTCGTGAAGGCTTTTTGCTACAAGCTCTCTTTTATTGCATAGTCCAACAGCTGTATGACTTCCTGCATTCCCATTGCACCATTTCCATCCACCATTGGGAGTGCCCAGAAATGAAGAGTTTGTTAGCATCCATATAGCCCATGCCATTTGTAAATCGGAGCTGAATTCTTTTTCGGTATAAATTCTTTTAGCTGCTTTATAGAGCGATTCGGAATGCAGTGAATGATCGATAATCTGCTTTATTTCAGTGTATTTTTCCTGCATTACTGAATAAAATTTCATCAATCTGTCATCCTTATCATTGATTACCTCGAGGTATGATTTGCGCTTTTCGAAAAACACAGCTCCACCACCAAAATACGGCTCGCAATAGATTGTGTGTTCGGGAATAATTCCGACAATAAGTTTTGCAAGGATTTGTTTGCCTCCGAAATATGTAATTGGAGTCCTCATATTGCAATCCTTTCTCTCGTTAAGCTGCTTACCAATGCTTCGCAACGTGCTTTTGCAATACCCACTTCCACGGCATTGCCTATGTACTTTTTTTGCTCGGCCTGGCTGCCTATAAGCACATAGTTTTTAGGGAAGCCCATTATTTGTTTCAGTTCAGGGATGCGGAGCATACGCATACGGATATCGACAATACCGTAAAGGCACATGAATTCTTTGATTTTTACCGTTATCGGGCTGTCGGTTTCGAAAAACTCGATAGCGGCATAGCCTTCCTCGGTTTCGATCAGGTACGGCGGTTTTTTATCCATGCGGGCAATTATGGTGAAGCATGGTTTATCAATGGAGCTGCCTACGTTGTTGTATTGCGGATTCAGGAGGTAATGCCATTTGCGGTTGGCAGTAATTACATTTGAGGGTTGATCGAGGGAACTACCAACATTGGTGAATGAGGTGTCCATTATCCAGGGAGTACAGGTTACAAGGTTTTGTTTTGGAACGGATGTAACCGTAGGATTGGGATCTTCGATGCCCGAAACCTGACCGCCACCAGTGTACTGGTTCATTATAAACTGATCGCAGCTTACCAGGTTAAACTTTGGATTAGTGGTAACAGCATTGCAGGGTTCGTCGATGGATGCCGGTTTGCTTTGTCCGAACTGCTGATCGAGAAATTTAGGACTTACAACTGCAAGGCGGTCTTTTGTAAGCAGGGTAGGGCATGGCTCATCAATATCCCGTGAGGTATCTTTGAAGTTGTACGAACACATAAACTTAGGCTGTACGATTCCGAAACGGTCTTTTGTGGTTACTGTTGGTGCCGGTGAATCGATGCTTGATACATTATCGCCGCTGCTGTAATGGCTCTGAATAAATTCGGCGCTTACCATGGCATGCGAATCGATGCAGGTGATGGTTCCGGCCGGACCGTCGATAGCAATATTTTTATGTTCAGGCCTTCCTGAATAATACTTTGACAGAAACTGAGCGCTTACAACTCCGAGGCGATTTTGAGTGCTTACTACAGGGCAGGGTTCATCAATTCCGGGAGGGGTATGTTTGCCTGTTGATCCGTTGGTTGAATTGTATTTAAGCAGCCATTTATCCTTACCACCGGCTACAAACTTAATGAGTCCGGCATGGATGCGTTCCAGCGTTTTATCGCTCAGTGGTTTGGTACGTGTGAAAATGCTGCTTCCTTCGTCGTTCAGGTCGAGCACTTCGCGCACCGGTCGCCATTTCTTTAATTCATCGTTAAAAAATCCACCTTTTACAGGCTTTTTGGCGTGTGTAGGCTCGGGCCACGAAATAGGGAGCTGTCCCATGGCAAACTGTGCAAAATAACGTTTGCGCGAAGTAAGAGCGCCATAATCGGCTGAATTTAAAATCCGGTAATCGAAACGATATCCAAACGACTCAATTTTCTTTTTCCACTGCATGTAATCGCGGCCGTTGTGTTTATGTACCGGTTTTTTATCAGCGCCAAGCGGTCCCCATGCCATAAATTCAACCACGTTTTCGACCGTTATATAATCAGGCTTCAGCATTTGGATGTAGCTGTTGCCTTCGATGTATGCGCCACGGGTTCCATCGGCGTTATGGTATTCCGGATCCCATTTCATGTACAGCGAATAAGCAAGTGTGCGGCTGTCGGCTTCGCGGGGATTGCCGCCTTTGGCATTGGAGAAATTGGTACACTCCATCGATCCGTGAAGTACCAGCAAAGCATCGGGATATTTAATCCGCATTTTGTTTACATGCGCTACAAGCACATGCAGGTTAACCATGCGAACATCCTCAATAAAATGCAAAGCTTCGGGCATATTAGCGGCATGGCTGGCAATGGCATTGGCATCGTGATTAACGCAGGCGATAACCTTGGCGCATTTTTCGCCGTTTATGGTGGCCAGTTCCGCACCGTAGCTTTCGCCACCGGCACCGCTAAAAAGGTCGACTATTATCAGGGAGATCATTATATTTTGTTGAGTTTTAGTAAAAAATCGTTGTCATTTGTAAAATACCATTCGTATCCGCCTGCTTTCTTTCTTTTCTTATTGCAACAGGCATTTATATTCCTGGTCTCAATTTTAGTTTTACGTTGAGCATCACGGGCACTTTCAAAAACACAAATCATTTTCCCATCTTTTACTGCTGCTATCTCCTTTTTATTCCATCCTCCGAAATTGCTGTTTCCTGTTCTGGATAAAAATGATGTTACATATTCAATCTGTTCTTTGGAAAGATAGTCTTCAAGTTTTCTGCCTTTATTAAATGGAGTATGCCCTTTCAGGAAACGTCCGTTTACCTTGTTTTTGCGTTTTGTAAATTGTATGGGTGGTAAATAGAGTTCCATACTTCATTCATTTTTTAATTTTTGCTGAAACATTTGGATGACGTACCCGGTATTCCTTTGCCTTTTTATTTTTAGCTTTCAGCTGCGCCCTATTTTCAGGCTGATTTAAAAGATTGAAAGGATCCTGAAATGATCGCTGATTTGGTATTTCAATGCCTTTTTTCATTACTTTTTATTTTGATTGTGAAATAATTTCAGGTAAAAGGATCCCGGTCGCCCGGGACCCTCGCCGCTTTTATAGCGGCCTCTCCATCTAAGCGTATTGTTAATTATTCAGTGTCAAGCACCAGTGCTTGTATATCGCCGTGTTCCTGAATACTTTTAATAATTAAATCACCTTTTAACTTGAACTGTTTATTGAATCTACGGACCAATTTGTTTACTTCCTGTTTATCCGGAAGTGATATCAATCCTTTTCCCTTTAATGCTCCAAAAATCGGGGATCCTGATCCAACTATTTTAATACCGTAAAAATCAGTATCAAGGGCTTTCATGTCCAGTACTTTAACTCGTTTTGCCTTTAACATTTTGAATTTATTTTAAAAGTTAATTTTTCAGGTAAAAGGAACCCGCCCTTTTAGCGGGCTCCTGGCTTCGGTTGTCTATGGCCTTACGGCCTGCCTGCAAACGTTGATGTGACTTAGCGCTTCAAAGGTTGGGAGTTGCCAACTCCTACGACCAGTTATATCCGAGGTTTCCTCACACTCACCCCGGTCGAATCCTCTGCCTGCAGGCGCTATCTGGAATTACGTTTGTTTTTTAAATTGCTTCCTGATCCGGATGCACAGCCATATAATATCGTTAAACATGGCTTTTGAATTGAGGTGGTATGTGTGGCTTTTGCCGGGTATTATTGCGCGCAGGTGTGGTTCGAGATCGATTATTTCGAGGGCTAACTGAATGAGTGATTCGGGATGGGAAGTGCGCACATAATTGGTAAGTATGTTAAATCCTGCATCGCGGCGTATGGTGTTGTATGTTGGACCCAGTGCCATGGCGTTAGTGTTGTACTCGACATATTTTGCAATTGAGGCTATAAGGTTGCTGTAAAGCTGCGTTTCGCAAAACTTGCCTGCACTTACATTACTCCAAAAAAACTTGTTATTGTCGGTTTTATAACCGTAACCATCGGCAGTTACCTGGTATGCCAGCATGTTTATTCCTCCATATTTTTAAGTACATCAGCAGCCTGTTCGATTAAAGGATTGAGCGCGTCGATTTCGCTTTGCAAGGCATCCTGTTCAATTTCGCAGTGTGAAATTGATTTTGCTACCATTAGCGATGCCTGAGCAATTTCGTAGGATCGGAGGGTAATTGTTACCAAGGGTTTGGAGGCGAGGACGAGCTGGTTCATAATTCACATTTTGTAATAATAACTATTGGTTCGCTGCACATTTCAACAAGTTTGGTTTCAGCAGCTTCGAGGCTCGATGTGCCTTCGATGGTGTACTCACGGGTGTATTCCTCGCCGTTAACCATTATGTTATACTTGAAATAAAATTTTCGTTTTTTGCTCATGGTTAAAATCTGTTTTGAGTTCCGTAAATGGCTATTCCTGCAAGCGAATCGACTCCTATTTTTGATTTAATGGTTTCGATCTGATTGCGGACTGTATTTATAGATGTACCAAATGAATCGGCAATTTCCTGTGGATGAGCTCCACGTGCAATGTGGCGTACTATTTCCGACTCGCGATCGGTAAGGTTGCCGTATTGGCCATGTATTTTGTGGCATAATACTCCGCGATGCGCACAATGCTGCACTCCGCAAATAAGCTGGGTAAATTCCTGATCGGTAGTGTTGGGTTGAAATTTGATAAAGTCGGGCTGACTGTTTAATTCGCCATGCATACACATGGTATATTGAAGATGCTGATCGATAGGATCGGTGATGTTCATTTGCTCCAAGGCATGAAGAGCGCCGGGATGATGTTCCAAATCGCGACGGATCATTTTATGTACTTTCACTGGGGCATCGGCTACAGGCATTTTTTCTCCGTCGATAAAAACAAATGCTTGCCCCTGGTGAGCGTAGAACTCGATACAACCGGGTTCCATGATAGGCTGAGATAGATTATTCATGTATTAAGGGTTTGGGGGTTAGGGTTTCGGTGGTTAGGGTTGATCGAACAGGTTTATTTGCTCGATAATTTCGGTACGATCGGCAGTTTTAAGTTGCTTGCCAATGCGGGCTTCCTGTGCTTTAAGATCTTCCCACTTTAGGAAATCGGCGTTTTGGCGCAGGTTCATTTCCATGCGTGAGCGATCAACCTCGGTACGTGCTTTTAAAGTAAGCAGTTCGCGGCGGCCGGTGATGGCACCGTGGAAGTGATTGAAAAGGATTTCGTAACATTCAAGTTTATATGCCTGCAATTCCTGGCTTTCACTTTTAATGGAAAATAACCAGCCATAAATTAAGTGTTCGGGCAAACAAACCATTTTTCTCGACTTGCCATCAGCGGCAACCATGTGCTGTATAGCACATAGTTGACCCATAATAGGATCAGAAGAAATGTTCCTGTATTGACGGTCATAATTGACGTTAAGTGCTTCACAAATAGGCTTTAAGGCAACAAAATAAGTTCCATCTTTTGAAAGAAAAAGTAAGGTTTTGCCTTTAAACTCTAAAAATTTTACAATTGCCTGTTTCATAGTATGTTAGTTGTTTTCTCTGCACGAGCAGGTTTACAAATTTTTTATTTGCTCGAGGCGATTAGCCTGTTTCTCCTTGTTTTGTTTAGCCAGTTCGATGGCTGCATCGATAATTTCTTCGTTGTATCGTTCTTTACCGTTGAGAACCTGCCAAACATAAACTCTTGATTTACCGGTACTGGATGCAATAGTAGCTGCCCATTTTTTGGGAAGCTTATTTCGGAGTGTTTTTAAATCTTTTGCGTTCATAGTAAATTTTAATGATGTGAAGTGTTTGTAAATTGTTATACATTTGCTAACACACTGCGAAGATAGTGTGAAATATTCACATTGATTCTCAAATATGTGAAATAATCACAAATTTAGAATGAGTATAAATAACAGGTTGAGAGATTTCAGAGATTTTTTGAGACTTAATCAGACTCAAATGGCTGATTCTATTGGGATAGAAAGATCAACCTACACAAAATATGAAAAGGAAGGGGTTAAAATTCCGGATTACGCAATTGTAGTATTAAAGTTAAAGTATAATCTAAATGAATCGTGGCTGAAGAATAATGAGGGCGAAATGCTCAATTCAGAAGGCTATAAAGTACCAGATCCGGAGCAAACTATGCAAGAACCATTATTAACTATAAATATGCAAACAGAAATCGAATTTTTAAGAGCGCAGGTAGCCGAGTTAAATGCTACCGTGAGGGATCAGGCTGCATCCCTGCGCGACTATGCAGCAGCCGAGAAAGACAATGCGCGTAGCCGTGTACACTTAACCGAAACAGTAATAACACAGGCTCAGTCAATTGCAAACTTAACAAGCGGTAAAGGGTTAAAAAAAGCTTCGGGCGGGAATTAAAAGTCGTGCATCAAAGCACCGCCCCTGAAACTGATTTACTGGATGCCGCTCGTAAGCTGCCAATCCTACAAAAAGTAGTGTAATACTCAAAAGTATTCTGCAGCTATGCTATTTTGTTTAACTAATAAAATTTAAAGACATGAATCCGCCAGAGATACATCAGCTCGCTGAGCTGACTTTTATAATATGAAGTTAATTTTAAAAACCAAACCACTTTAACCAACTGAAATAAAACAAAATACACCGTTTGACCCTCGTCCAGAATCGCGCCAAAACCAGTAAAAACACACTTTTAAAAACACTGATAATCAATTAAATAAGTTTTCGATATGAGCAAAAAAGAATCACTGGTTCGAGTCCAGTACAACGCACTAAGGTAATATACAATTAGTTACAGCTTTTTTTGTAATTGCCTCGTCCAAATTCGTGCCATGATTCTTTTTTGCCCAGAATGAAAATTTCGTTGGGGTAAAAAAAAAATGTACTTAGCCGAAAGTTTAGAAGAGATCAAGAGCTACCGTCCTGCAAGGCTTTGCTGTGGGGTGAAATGGTATGTCGAATATTATGTGTATCATATTGAATTGAAAACGATGGTCCGCAAAAGGATTATGCTCAATCATATTGATAAAGTCAGCGATCGGCGACTGTTTGCCAATAGATTGATCCGGAAGCTTAATGCTGAGCTTGAAAAAGGATGGAACCCATACGTTGCTGAAGAAAATTCGCGTAGCTATGCACTGCTTACCAAGGCAATGGATGAGTTTATGACTCTACAGCGTAAGAAATATAAACAGGGCGATATCCGGGAGGCTACAATACTCAGCTACGAAAGTTATTATAATAAGTTTGTTGAGTACATGGCTGAAAATAAGCTCACTGATTTATATGTGTACTATTTTAACAAAGATTTTATCATTAAGTATCTGGATCATTTTTACCACGATAAAAATCTTTCGAGCCGGACCCGCGATAATTACCTGAAGTTTTTACGATTATTTTCAAATTACCTGGTTGAACGATCCTATTTAAAGGTTTCGCCTGCGGAGCTGGTTTCGGTGCTTGGGAAAAGCAAACGAGCTGTAAAAAACAGGACAGTACTTCCGGTTGATATTATGGCGAAGGTTTCGGAATACCTGAATAAAAGCAACAGGCATTTCCTTATTGCTGCACAAATCCTTTATTTCTGCATGATAAGGCCAAAGGAAATGAGTTATATCAAAATCAAGCATATCGATTTAAAACGATCGGTAATTTTTGTAGATGGTGAAACCGCCAAAAATTATGAAGATGGATTGGTAACCATCCCGGAATCATTAAATTCACTTATAAGTGAAATGGGAGTAATGGATTACCCGGGCGACTATTATTTGTTTTCGCATGAATTTAAGCCAGGAACCGAATACTGCAGGCCATCGCTAATGAGTAAATATTGGGCCCGTTACGTTCGCAAAGCGTTAAAACTTCCATTAACACTGAAATTCTACAGCCTGAAAGATACCGGTATCACGGATATGATTCGCACACATAACGATCCATTACTGGCACGCGATCAGGCAAGGCATCATGATTTATCAATTACAAATATGTATTTACCGCAGGATATGAAAGTAGCAAATGAGGCTATAAAAAATGATTCGCGAAAGTTTTGAAAACAAAAAAACGGACTGCCGGTACAGTCCGTTTTTGAAATACTGAAACTAAAGATATGAAAATTTACTTAACCTTAAATTTGAGTTTCCAGTAGGTATGCACCCAAGCTGTTTTATTTATCACATCAAAGGATCCTGTGTATAAATGATCCTTTTTTGTATTAACGGCTGCAGATGGCGCCAAGCCTACTTTATCAACCCATCCGCCAACACCGAGCCCTAAATAAACTTTCGTCCGTGGCAGCTCTTTTACATAATGGTGCCTATCATTTGTGGTATGCATGTTTATTACCTGGCCTTTGTAATACCAGCTTTGAATGCTGTTTTGATGCACCGTGGCAAAAACATCAATTTTGCCGGTACTATCATCAAACAACGGAAGTTTATAGGATCGGGTTAGCTGATAATCCTGCATTGCCTTAACCGTATCCTCATGAGTGCGAAAAATAGTATCGTGCACCGTATCCTTTACAGCATATGGCAGTGGTTTGTAAATAACCTTGCCTTCTTTTTCAACAATCACTTTTTGGGTAATTATTGAATCACGGGTTTCGGTAATAATAACCGGATCGGGTACCGGAGTGCATTGGCGTTGCAGTATCACAATCAGCAACAATATGCAGCTGATTATTTGCCAGGGATATTTCTTTAATGTTTTCATTTGCGGTAAATGTTTTTTTCGGGAATGCCTACCGACTGCAGCCACATCGGTACGTTAAAACTCGGACAGGCTTTTGCTGCAAACTGGTTGTGTCCGCCAATTAAGATATCCGGATTCATCCGTATCATATCCTGACAATAGCGAAGCATAGCTTTGCGCTGGTCGGGTGTACGCGTATCCTTTGGGGTTTTGCCATCCTCTTCGCAGCCACCGGCATACACAACGTGGCGGCTGATGCTGTTAATTCCTGTAGCTCCGTTGGTAATTTCCCATGGATCAACATTATTGTCCTCGTTGTTTGCAACCAGCCTTTCAACGCCACCGTTAAGGTGAATCATATCAGTATAACCATATTGGCGCCATCCGCGGCCGACGAGTTTTTTAATTGCAACATTACCCAGGTAATGATCTGGTAAATCTTCACGCGATGGATATAATTCACCCAGGTAGGTAACAGTGCCGTTGGCGTTGTTTCGCGGTCCTTTGTGCCATTGCCCGATTTGATTAGAGCTTACTTCATTGCCTTCGGCAGTGGCTGTACAATGGAGTATGAGAAATTTTAATTTCATGGTTTATATTTTAATATAAATTCAAATACTGCAATTACTGCAACTATGGCTCCCAGAAATGCCGATCCAATTGCCAATGCCGCCATTTTCCAACTTTTCACACCTTTTTGCGCGACAGACGAATCACGCAACTCATTAATAACTTTTGTGTGTGGACAGCTTAAAACATTGTGAGGTAACTCTTTTTCCAAAGCAGTAACCCGCCCGTTTGTTTTAGTAGTTTGCTCTTCTATTCTTGTAAGGGAATTGTTTACACCTTTCATAACCTCATGCTGAACCTCTTTTATATGATTTATTGCGAGGTTTAGCATTTCCTGAATATCTTCTTTATCTACTCGCGTTAAGGCCATTAGCTTAATTTTTTTCAATGTTATCGTTATTGTCCATTTCCTGCAACTCTTTTGATGTAGTTGCAAACTGCAGAAAAGCAATTACGATAGGCAACGTAATTACTGCATTTTGCAGAACCTTATACAACAAAGGTTGCTCCGTTTGATTAACCACTGCCAGGCCAGCCGAAACAGGAGCTAATAATGCCCCTAGTAAAATTTGAATTTTCCTTAAAGCTGCCGGCGTTTTGCTTAACAGTCGTTTCCAATAAAGGGTTAATGTTTTCATAGTCTTACAAGTTTTGAACAAAGTAATATTTTACAGCCTATTTAATAAAGGACATTTACACGGTGTAAATATCCATTTCAGCAAGGCTCAAACCATCAACCATTAAGTTGATGCGGATCTCTTTCACCATAAAGTTATAACCGTAGGCACTGTAAATCTGATGTGATTTTATGCGCGCCAATTCGCCTGCAGTAAGTATAACTTTGAGCGTTGCCGGTTTGGCGCTGTATGCAAGCCACTGCAGCCAGTTCTTGTAACGGGTATCGAATAATGATGATGCTGATAAATCGGGGAAAGTATCGGGCGTACCAGGGTAATCAGAATAGCGCGACGATCCAAGCGGGTAACTGGCTCCAAGGCTATCAGTACCCATGCCTTTGTAATAAAGTACCTGCAGGCCATATTCAGCGCCAAGGCTATCGGGGAAACCTTCTAAGATGCCGGCCTGATCGCAGCGCGGAACAGTCCATATACGGTTGTCCGGAGCACCTAATGTTTGATCTTCGATACGGGTAGTAAGTACCGGGCAAAGCTCAGTACTGATGGTGAGATATGGCTCAACACCTTCGGTGTAAAGTATCGGGAATTTTTTCGAATAAAAAATCCAGGTTAAAGTGTATGTTTCCGAATTATACTGAAAAACATAATATTCATTAAGATTTGTGACCAGATACATATCGTTAACCATATTCCCGGAGGCAGGCAACAGGTTCAGGCTGGCCACTGCTCCTTTATACACTAATTTATCGTGCAGGTCTTTTATGGATCCGGAAAGATAAGAGTCAACCGAAGCTTTTTTTAGCTCGAATTTTATGCCTTTGTATTCAGGTTCAATTTTAACAAGAGGATTGTTCAGGATCTTCCCGGGGAAAGCAGCTGTTGCGTTTGTTGGCGAAACAATATGTTTGTCTTTTATATCAACGAAAGTAATTGTATGCAGGTTATTATCCACCACCGGCACATACCCGGTTAACCAGGTGATGTAGTTCAGGAAATCGCTTTGAAGTATTTCGGGAAGGTGATCAGCGAGGTTAAACGTTGGTTTAGTTGGAAGTAAAGTTGTGACACTGCTGGTGAACGTATTTTCGGAATATGCGTTAAACAGAACCATGCCTTTGAAATACTCCGAATCAAAAGGATTGTTTACAATGTTATATCCCGCTTCGCTGGCTATTTTAATTAGTATAGTACGCATATACACAAAAGGGGTAAACAGATTGGCAACGTGAAACAATTCGCCGTTAATAATCCCGCTTAGCATAATAGGGAATTCTCCGTTTTTCCAATAGTTCAACACCAGAAAATACTCCGAGTAAAGCGTTTTTATACTAATGTTGTCAAGCTGAAAAGCATCATCAGGGAAATTTTCCAGCAATTTAGGATTCATTATAGGGAAAGCAACAAAATCAGACTCTTCCTGTGTTAAATTCACTGAATTGTTAATTGCATTTACCCCCTTTGTAAAGCTTAACCATGATCCTGCTCCAATATCAAAATTTAATGTTTCTAATTCTTCAACTCCTGCTATTTCGCTTTCGGCATGTATATGAAAAGTAATTACATCGCCCGCTGTAAGCGTATATGTTTTCGAAAATAAATTGATATCATTGATTAATGATATATTTTCGTCGGCAGCGCCATTCTTTTTAATAACCAGATTAACCGTACCAAAAACTATTGTCAGTACCAATTCGCAGTTAAAAGTATAATCGCCGGTTTCGGGTGCAGTAAATGAATTGGCTACTACATTAAGGCTATTCGTTATATCGACTATAATTGTATCGAAAAACGGGATATCAATTACAATTGGCGGCGAAGCCTGAGCTGATCCGTAGGATATAAAATTGGCCGTATAGGCATGAGAAAACACATCAATTAAGTTTATATCATCGCCAAAATCCAAATCTTTCAGCGTTTTCTCTTTGAGCTTACCGGCCAGATCTCCGTTATCAATTTTAAATGCAGCATCGTAACTGTCGCGGGTTGCTTCAGTTAAAGCTACAGTTCCGCTATAACGCAGTGATCCATCAGCAATAGTAAAAGGAAGTTCAGCGGTGGCTTTACCGCCACGTTGAATTCTGTGCGCCTGCCCGAATTCCTGTCGTAATACCTCGCTGCCTGGTAATGCAGTATTATAAATGTATGTGCCTGGTATTTTACTTTCGCTGGTTGCAAAAAGCGGCGACCGCCAAACAAGCGGAAGGCTGGTTCCGGGGTTAAGCGGGATTATGGAATTATTGATTATAAGTTGCATGTTGTTTTGGATTTTCAATGTTATCTCTTAACTGCTTGTTAATGGTCCAGTACCATGCTTTTGCGCCGGTTGCAGTAATTTTCAACTGGATGGCAATTTCCGAATATGGTATATTCATTAAACGCAGTTTATAAAGCTGCTTTGCTTTTGGCGAAAGCCTGTTTAAGTAGGTAGTTAGTGTTTTGTTGGTTTTTACTTCCTCAACCAGCTCTCCGCTTTCGAAATACTCTTCAACAAACGTCAGATTTTTGTCGGCCTTAAGATTCTGAGAATGCATGTTACGTGCTATGCGATAAAGCCAGGTGTATAACTGGCTTTTTTCGTTAAAACGGTAGTGGTAAATTAATGCCTGCATTACCGTTTCCTGAGCCAGATCCCTGGCATTGGATTCGTTATAATGGCAAAGTTTCCTGCAGTCGGCAAGAAGTCTATTATACAAAGCTTTAATACGTTCGTCGAATGTAGCCGGGCGCAGTAATTCTCTACTTATAAATTTAACTGACGTAACTTTTTCGCCTGGTGAATAGGAAAGGATCATTCGCTTATCAACTGCATCAGCTATTTTGGTGAGCGATCGGAGCGAAGGTTTTTTTTTATCAATTTCAATGAAATTGATAAACCGTTCGGACAAACCACTCATAATCGACAGGCTTTGTTGTGTTAAGCCTTCAATTCGTCGCAGATCCTTTATGGTTTCACCAATTGTCACGGATACGGAATTATTACAGGCGGAAGTTTCACGCCAGCGGACGTTTTTTTCAATGTTACTTTATACACCGACTTAGCCATATTCTTCTGCGGATCGGTACAAGCAACGGTCAGCGTCCAAGTTTTTTGCCGCAGGAATTTAGTATAAGCCATTGTATCCACCTGCAGTAATCCGGAGCAAGGCAATATCTGGTAAAACTTATCGGTATTGCCGGCGGTAATGGTCCAGTAAACTTCGTCGCCATCCTGATCAGTACATTCCATCACATGGATATCCTGGTACTTGCCGGCATTGAACTGAGCCGAGAGCTGCAATGAAATCAGCAGCAATAAAAATACTATTGCGGATCGCATCGGAACAAAATTTTTGCGTTATGGATTTCTTTCTGGATGCTTTCGGCAGCATCAACACAATCATCCAGGTTGTAATACCCTTCGGACGAAGCAAGGATTTTGCCATTGCCGGCAACGATCCGGAAATGATACTTTTGCTTTAGCCACCACTTTTTAATAATTACGATTTTCATGACTTTAGTTTTAGTAAGCGTTTAATAAATCCATCAATACCTTTATCGCTCAGGTAGTACCATTTTTTACCGGTAATCAGGTTTATAGCAATATTGTACCATAAGCTCGAAAGCAAAAAGGAAGCTACTACATATCCCCAAAATATCCAGCTTCTATAACCGTGATGCTCCTGAACCAGGAGAAAGATGGCAAGTATTAAAAATCCACGAATCACCAGTCCCATTTTATGCCACCATCCGGAAAGTATCTTACTCTTGTAAGTGTTATCCTGCATATCGGCTATTACAAGCCCTTCGCGCACGGCGATAAGGAATAGCGCAATAAGAATTGAAACTATGGGTTCGATTGTCATTTTATTGATTTGATACAAACTTATATAGGAAAGCATCTTTATAAAAGGACAAAAAAAAGCAGCCTGCCAATTAGCAAGCTGCGTTTTACCTTCAAAAATATGATATTACTTCCTGAAGAAACTATTTCCCGCAATCTGCTTAGCCGTATCGCGCTTGGTTTGCTTCAAATACCGCATAAATGATCGCTCAGTACTATGCCCGGTTATATTCATTATTTTAATAGGCTCAACACCAGCAATAACCATATTAGTAGCGAAACTCCTGCGGGCTGTGTGGCTCGAAATCAATT